GTATAAAATGCAGTCCACGATGAATTGTACTAGCTGGGTGATTGGTATATTTTTGTAACACCTTTGAAGCTCTGCCTGTAGGAGCAAGAAGTAAAGCTGATTTTTTCAAATCATTTAACAGATTGATTAAAGCCAGCACAGACATTGATTTACCTGTCCCGGCGAAACCCTGTAAAATAGTGATAGGATTTTTACAAACGTTATATATTGTTTGCATTTGTTCATCTGTCAAAGAAGTATCTCCATTTATTTGGCGATATTTTTCTATATCTGAATGAGAAATATTCCATTTATTATTTACTTTTAAGCCATTTTTTAATATCTCGGCAATTTCGTTTTCAACACTATAAGTTTTAGTCTTTGAAACACGAGAGTGTTTAACATCACAAAAGATATCATTACTTAAATCAAAAGCAAAGGACTTTTTCATAATTTCTTTTAAGTGATGTTTTGCTTCGGGGACGTATTCACTACAAGTCTTGATAAATTCCTTGCTATCCATATATGTATTGCCACTGGTTTCATTCTCATCAAGAATATATAAGGCACAGGCTTCCATACGCTGATAAGATGATACCAGGTCAAAACCAAAATCAATAATTGGTTTCTCGCCATTTTTGATACGTTCCTTTGATACTGCATCGACTTTCAATAGCAATTCATCAGCAGTCTTGAAACCAATTCCACCTAACTTACACAAGCATTTATATGGCTGTTTATGCAGATTTTCTCTGATTTTTTCGATAGATGGATATGCTTGATAAAGTTTCTTAATAACTGAAAAACTGAATACACCAGAAAATTCTTCTACCAATTCAGCTAATTTGAAATTTTCAATTACTTTTATCTTAATTTTTGCAAATGTGGTTTCTTTAATTCCCTTTGTCTTGTTTAAATCTACATCTTGAAGCCTGTTGTTGATTATTCTATCAATGATATCTGGATAAACTGACAACAAAGTTGTAGCCTGCTGATATGTAAGAATTTCATTAAGAAAAGCACGGCTGCTTTCTATTGAAGCAGGTTTTTCACTTTTGATATTTATGATTTTATAACTTATTCCATATTTATCCTGTGTTTCTTCGGCTTTAACCCAATATTCACAATCAAGATTTAATTCTTGAATATCACCTTTAATTGTGGCATTATTGAAAGAATTTATTTTAACATTGGGATATTTGAAGCTGTTAACCGTGCAACCATAAATCTTGAAATTTTCAGAATTAAACAAGCATCTCACAGGAGTAGCTTTGAACTCAATTATTTTGGCTAATTCTTTACTATTTCCCAATGGGACATCACCTTCTCTTTCTCATTTGTTTTTACCCATTTGCCATTTACAAGTTTACTCTTGCATTTATCATCAAGCCAAATGTTCAATATACTATTTTCTTTGAATGGAGATATTGCATATTCATCGCCTTTATACACCTTTGATTTAATTATTTTGCCTGTTTTCAATTGATATAACGTAACATATGGTTTACATTTATCCTTATAAATTTTCATCTCTGAAACGTAATACAAACTATCCGGGGCTTTAGGATTAATGTAACTGATATAACCGAGGTATTCTTTTTGATATTGAATAGTTTTTATGAGAGAACTTTTTAGGTTAGCCAAAGAATCCCAACACTCATATAATGCTGTATCATAATCAAATTCTCTATATTGCTTTTCCGTTTCCTTGGAATGATTTCTTATTATTTCAGTTATTTCAGGGGAGACACAATTTTTATCAAACTGTGTTCTTTCATATAAATTATCAGTCATTTCAATAAACTTGAGTATTTTTTCATTGTTGCCAAAATCAGAGAAATAATTGATTTTTGCCAAGATTTCAATATGACCTTTATTTATAACAGATGATTTTTTTAATGCTTTCCATATATCATAGAAATTATTAAATTTCATCTGACTTATTGTATATAGTTCATCTGCTACCTTTTGGCTCAATCCTTTAATTGATAACAATGAGGGATAGATACAATGACTGTTCTGATCTGCTTTAAATCGTCTATTATCCTCTCCAAACTTATATTTCCCCTCTTCAATCTTAAATCCTTCACGCATTTCTTGTTTCAGCAACATTACTTTATCTTTATTTCCTTTATCGGAATAATGTTGCAAAAGAACTTCATAAAATTCATAAGGATAATGTGCTTTAAGATAAGCACAATAAAGAGAATCTAATGCCATACAATAAGCATGAGCCGAATTAAATCCATATCCGCAAGAATCTGAAATGATTTGCCATACTTTATTGCTCATTTCCATAGCAGTAATTTCATCAACTTTATCATCTGCAATAATTCTTGCCTTAAATCCATCTATAAACCTGCTTTTTAAAGGCTTAACCTTTTCAGGATGCTTTTTTGCGATAGCTTTGATAATTCCATAACATTCATCAAGAGGAAATCCTGCATAGTTTAATGTATTCATTGTCTGTTCCTGATAAAGAATAAACGATTGTGGAAATTCAGGTGTCTGCAAAATATTATCAAATGCTTTAATTCCATATTCAAAATGCTCTCTTGTTTCAAATTTTGAATACATTGATTTAAAAGCTGGACGTATCGCTGCAATAAAAGCTGCTAACTCAGATATATTCTGGGGCTTGAATTTCATTGCTTTTTTAGTAGTAGATTGTTTTTCACACTGATTTATTCCAATCGTCAAGCCCGATGAATAAATATTCCATACCTTTTCATCATTTTTTACAAGCTCGGTAAGTTCATTCACAGTATGATGTTTAATACCTATTCTTTTGTAAAGATTATTTATTAATAAAACTACATCTACTTTAAGCAGGTCATTTTTGAGAAATTTATATTTTTCAGCTATTGCACCATCAATTACAGTGGTTATATATTCTTTCTTTGTAGTATCACTTTTACACTTTATAAGTCCTACTTCAGAACGAATATCTCCTTGATATAATAAATATGCGCAAGGTGCTTTCTTTTTATCTGAAATAATTCCCCAATATTTTTTGCTTTGGTCAAGATAATTATGATAATTTTTATCTACATAATCATAAATATCAATCATATCCTTATCTTCATCGTCAGCATTTTTGTATGCTTCCTCATAATCTCCAATTTGCTTGGAAATGTTATTTGCTAATTCAGCTTCCATATTCATTGCTCTTGAATACATCTTAAAAGCAGCTTTCTTTTTCAAAGTTCCAAAAGCAATCATAGGGTATGCGTGACCTTTACCGAGAATTTCTTCTTGCGCTTCCGCAAATATTTCAGGATTGCCACAATTTAGGTCAAGATCGGGAAGTGATCTCGTTTCAAGAATACGGCTTTCAGAAATAAATCTTTCAGGATAAAGTTTTATAGGGGACTTAAATCTATCTACTTTACTAAATCCACAAAGAGTATTTGTAAAATAGCCAACTCCAGAACCTCTTCCTGTATCTGTAATAAGCCCACCTTTTTCAATAGCTCTTTTTACTATCTGATAATCTATCAAAGGATAGTCCACCATTTTTGTTTTTTTATAAACATCAACTTCTTGCTGAACGCTTGTGATATACTTTTTCTTTTCTTCAACTGAAAAATCTTTTATATATTCTTTAAGTTTTGAAGCAATAAGTTTTGTATAAAGTTTGTTGCGTTCTTCCTGTGTTTTATCTGGATATATTGTAGGCAATTTTATATCATCAGTCAAAATTATATCATCAAAAGTTAGACAAATATCGGTATTATCCATAGCAGTTTGAATCTCTTCTTTTGTAAAAACACCTTGTCCAAGAAATCTCTGCATTATTGTATTGTCATCAGGATAATCCATATACCAGCCTTCTTCATCCTCATAAAAGACTTTATTAGCTTCAAGCAGATTTTGTCTATCTCCCGACTGTTCAGGATAGATATAATGGCTATCAAGTCCCACAATCATTTGAATATCATTATTATAAGCAATTTTCTTTATCTTTTTATTTAAGGCAATTTGTTGTGGTGTATTGTGATACTGGATTTCAAGCATTAAATTATTCTGAAAGTGTTCTTTTAATTTTAATACAATTTCTTCAATGTCATCATACTTCCAAAAGGCTATACAAGCTGTTGTGACAAATACATCTTTAGGCGGTAAAGACAGAAGTAAGTCTAAATCAAGGCGAGGTCTAAAATAATATCCTGTTTCGTTAGCTTCAGATAGAACTTCGTTAATTGCTCTTCTGCCATTTTCATTTTTTGCAAGAATAATTATATGGCAATTTGTCTTATCTTTTTCAGCCCTATCTTTTACCCAATAGGCTTCTGCACCAAAGACAAACTTTAAATTGTATTTTTTAGCAAGTTCAAATGTCTGATAATAATATCCCTGCCAACCGTGTTCAACACTTGATATTATTTTATGACCTACCTCTACTGCTCTTTTTGCATAATCTTCATTCATTACTGCACTATCTGCAATATAAATATTGCTATAAGAAGAATGTCTATGATAGTTCTGCATTTATATCACCTTATATCAATCCCAAATCTTTTAATTCCTGTGTTAATTCATCTTCATTATCTTTATTCTGAAACATTTCTTTATTTTCAAGGTATTCGTTATATGGCTTATGCAATGCTCTTGAATATCCGGAAAGAACAGCATAATAATACTCATTCTTTTCATTGATATCGCTCCAGAATATATGATCGTCATTTGCTTCCTTGTATTCCTTTGTCTTAGAATTAATTTCATTAACAGTATCAATAATATCAGATTTTAAGTTATCAATATTTTCTTGCACCAAAGGGAGATAGACATAGCAATCACTTATTATCATTTTATCCTTTACATCATCAGGAAGATTATCAATAGAATTAAGCATGAGCATTTCATCAAGATAATTATCTTTGATGTATTCTCCTTCGCCATACCCGAGCTTACCCAACCACATTTTTGCTGTAGTATATAACTTATTACCTATCTGATTTCTTTCTATCTGACGTTCCTTCCAAGTGCCGTTTGCTTGTAAACATTTTACATTAACATACTTCAAGAAAAGATACCTGATTGAAATATGGTCTAATGGAAGATTAGTCCTCTGTCTTATGCCCTCTGCATACAGATATAACTGTCCGCTTTCTTTTTCAAGTTTTTCACCTTTATAAATTGTAGATGTCTTATAATCGGTTATTACGATTCTTTTCTCGCCATTTTCATCTTTATACATCCCACAATTGTCTATATAACCTTGAAAAATAATATCGTCCGTTACTTTGATAACGCAGAACATTTCAAGTAACATTTTAAGATTATCCGGCTTGATATGATTCCTGAAGAAATGCTTAATGCAACTTTCATACTTTTCAGCAATAGCAGAGTTTTTATCTTCATCACTACGATCGTATTTATATTCTGCTAAATTCATTGTGAAAAGGCTGTCCTCATATTCATTTATCATATCAGACTGCTGAATTTCTCCATTATAATATTTTTCAAGGATATCATGGCAATACCCGCCTGATACGCAATAAATAGAGTCTCGTCTATCTTCCTTTTCTCCCTTGATATACTTTAGAAAGTATGAATAAGGGTCTGTCTTAAATATGTTATATCTTGACCATGACCATAATATGTTCGTATGAAATTTTTTACATATTTCATTTATTTCTTTAGGAGTTTTTCTCATTTCGTTAATCCTCCATTTCTATTTGATAATTATACAATGCGAGATATAATTTTTTTGGTATTACGTTTTTATACAAATCTGCAACTTGTTTTATATATTCTTCTTTAAATTTTTTATATTTTTCAAAAGCTTCAATTTCTGTATTAAAATGTCCCAAATATATACTTCCATTCAATGTCATACATCTTGCTCTAAATTTTTTATTATGAAAATCTACACCAATAGGATATTTACCTCTAACTTTATCGTTTTTAATAAGCAAACTATTTATCCTTCTTGGAACAAAGACACAAGTATCTGGACTATAGATTTTATTATTTTTAACAAGTATATCTTTATCTATTTCCATTCTTTCTTGAGCAATTTCATAATAATTTTTGCAAAACCATTCAGCAAAATTTTGATAATTATGCCATTCTTCGCATACACTACATTTTTCATAAGTGCTATATTTTGTTTTATATTCTTTTGAATAGCCACGACAAATAATATTATCCCATGTTGTATAACATTTTTTATTATCTTTTTGTCTGTATTTCCCAATTCCAATATAACCAACATTATATAGAGATTTATCTAACGGAGATATTATATGTCCTTTTACTAAATTTCCCACACCAACATTTTTAAGTATTATGTTATGTGTAATGTCTAAACAATCCACATTTTGATAATTTGTGTATGAAACAATCTTGAATAAAGTTCCATATTTATTTTCATAAATCTTTCCTATATATTCTTTTTCTGTTTTTCTTCTACCCATTTTATCAACTCCTTATGTTCATTTTCATCATACTTGATTTTATATTTAAGCATGAACTCATATTGTTTATTAGGTCTGTCGGCAGGGCTTTCTTTTTCTCCGAGGATATCCCACTTATCATAAATATAATAAATATTCCTTATGCCATAGAATTTTTCACACTCTTTTCTTACTTCATTCTGACTTACATCTTTGTCAAGGGCTATAACAATATCTACATTCAGACCAATAAGAATTTTGACTTGTTCATCTGATAGAGTATGTGAGCCTATTGACACTCCCGTTCCATCTTTTCGGCTATATCGTTTTAAGGTTGATTTCTCACTCTCAAATAAGACTGCATAACCTTTTTCTTGAATTGTTTTATAATTTTCATAAAGTCCATAAACGTCCATGCCTTTTGCAAAAGGCTTAATTCCAAAATATTTTGGGATATCAAAGTCTTGATAATTTGGAACTGTAGTCCTACCGACTACACCTACATACTGATTATCACTTCCACACCAGTATCTCCATGGAATAATAATCCTTTTTTTATCGTAAGAATATCCAATATTAAACCTCTTACAGGCAAAAGGCATTATACCCTCTCTTACCCATGAAATATAGGGCAGGGGAGTGTATTCTTTTAAGATATTGTCATCATAGATTTCAACATCTTTATTTACAATACACGATGTTCTTTTAATTTTCTTAAACACATCAAGAACATCAGGAGTGTTGGTTTCTTTTTTATTTACCTTAAACGAGTAATTTAACCCAAGATATTCATGGACTAATTTATTTGTTTTACCGAAAGTTATTTTGTTTAGTTCCATTACTAAAACAAAAATATCTCCAGTAAAGTTCAAATCAGAAGAATTAACTGCTGTAAAAAGATTTTCCTTTTTTACCGTTACAGCAGTCGGATTCTTCTTTCCTGGAAGAGCTGCTCGATATTCAGATTTATATTCCTTAACACTATGACAGCCCACTTTTTCTAAGATGAGCGAAATTTTGTTATTATTGATTATGTATTCTTTTAATTCATTTGCATTCACAAAATCTCACCCCTTATCAGAAATCTTGTGTTACATAAGTAATACCGACTTCTTTCATAATGTTTCTTGACATATCATGCTCAACGACAATCTGAAATTGATTTGCTGAACCCTCACGGTTTTTTACAATAAAAATTATCTGATAATGTTTATCTGGACTTAACTGAACGGGAATTTTACTCTTGCCATGCTTCCCTTCAAGGCGAAAAACCTTTAGTGTATTTTTACCACCGGCTTTTTCATCATCAAATAAATCTCTTATCATAATATTTGTGCTTGCAACATCGGTTATATTTTTTGCTATACCTGTATTATCCTGTGTGTAATATCTCTGCTTTGCCGATCCTTTTGCAAGCTGAAACGTAATCAATATATGAACGTCTTTGTTTGCTTCCTTAACTGTATCCTGAATATCAACCATTGCCTGCGACATTGCCATTGCATTAGCCGAGCTTTCAAAGACTTTATTTCCAGCGTCAGCCTTGAATGTATCAAGCATAAAATACTTAACGCCCATTCCGGCATATTTCTTGATTATCTTGATTGCTGAATCAGTTTTGTATCTCTGGAACGGAATTATCGTAATTGTATGATTTTGGGATATTTCTTTTATCCATGCTGAACATTTTTTTAGCAATACCCATACGTCATCAGTATATTTGCCGTTTCTTAAAACAAACTTCTGCAAATCCTCCTTAAAGATATTGTTGGCACACCAGACAATCATTTCTCTCTGCCACTTGCTCAATCCGTCCTCATTGACCATAATGACGATTTTTTCTTTATTTTCAATGATACTGGGGAGAGTAGAGCTTCTTGCAAAGGTTGATTTTCCTACATTGGAAAGACCGCCTACAAGAGTGATATTCCCATGCAACTGACCGCCTGTTTCAGCAGTAAGCATTGGCATATTATAATAGGGAAGACCTATTGCCTGACCTTCATTCAGATTTTCTAACAATTCATCTATTTTATAGTCAAGAGAGTATGTGCTGATATCACCATCAATATTTACAAAAGTGTGATTAAGAAGTGTTTCAAGTTCGGAATATATCTCATCAGCAGACATATCCGAATAATCAGATAATTTATCCGCAACAGGGAAGCCATACTTAATTAGTTTTAAGACTACGTTCCACTTATTCAAATCCTTAACATACCCTGATATATTATTAGGATTGACATAAGCTGTAGCGTCAATTATTTTTTGCCAGCCACCATATTCATCATATTTTTCTTTGAGTTTGCTATGTTTTTCAAGATAAAATCCGACTGTCAATTCATCAAGTGACGGCTTTCTTTCCTTTACAACTACGTCATATGCAATTTGGAAATATACTCGCCAAGCATTCTCTGAAATATCTTCCAGTTTTAACTCATAATCAAACAATAAATCGGGCTGTTTATAAAAAATTGAGACAACATTAGCTTCGCAGGATAATTTATATTCCTTTACCTTTTTTGCTACCTTTAACTGTTCTTCCTGAAAAGGTGTCAGCTTTGTCTTATCAGATTTCCCTCTATTCACCATAACTCATCAAATTTATCCTTTACATTTGTTGTTTCTGTTTTATAATCAGCCTTGTCTTCTGTATGATTTTCAAATGACATTCTTAAAATTTCTGTATCAATCTGTTCTTTTTGCTGTATTTTTAACACGACATCATTTATTTCCTGTTCAAGGAATTTCATTATAAGATTGATTTTATGGGGCTCTCCATTTATTTTCGCAGAATTTTTTGAAAAGTAATCCTTGATCTTGGGCTTGCATACTTTACAAGTAATTAAAATCTGCTCATATGTATAAGAAGCATTTGGTTTGATATATTTATTCGCCATAAAATTTCCTTGCGCTAAACCTTTAAGCCTGAGTGCCAAAGTTTGTGGGATTTTCATTTCTGGCGAGTATTCAAGAATTTCATATTTGATATAATCACATAAATCATACCAATCATGCTTTTCTTTTTCAGTCATTTTTATCATGTATCCACCGCCTTAATATCCTTAATACCATAAAAGGGCAGAACATATTTATTCTGCCCTTATTACTACATTGATATCTTGATTATGAAAGTGACTTTGTAAGGTCAAGAAGTTCAGCGAGTATTTCCGGACTTTCTGCTGTCATATTCTTAATATTAAGACCCTTTTCCTTTATAAATGCGTTTATCTGCTTTACAGCTGAGGTGTTGCCACTAGCCGTAAGTTCCTTCATTAAAGGCTTCCACTCCTCGACAATATCTTCGGCATTATCAGCTTCTGTTGTCATAGCCTTAACGTCCTTTTCAACACTATCATTGAGGTTTGAAACTGCCTTAATACCATACTTCTTAGTATCTTCCCAATTCTTTCTCCAAATCTCAAAAGTGATATTTTCAAGAATGTCCCCACGCTTTGTTACGCCTGTTCTGTCCTTAAGTATCTTAGCCTTATAAACAGTTTCTCCATCATCAGTTTCTTCTGTAAAAGTCTGAATAACAATATCAAAGTCGTGTTCTGCCTTCTTTGCAAGGTCGGGAATTTCGCCTATCTTTATTTTATCCACATTAAGAGCCTTTTTTTCTGCTTTGGTTGCGTCCCTTGTTTCGTCCTTCTGATGAGCAGTTACAACACACCATTTGCCCATTTCGGAAAAAAGAATATAAGATGTTGCAAGCTGTTGATTCCATCTCTTAATATGCCCCCAGTCACGCTGAGAAATATTTATATCATTAAGGTCAATATCTGTATTGCCCTTGTTTCTCTGCTTTCTTGCACGGCTTTCAGCTACCTCATATGCTGCGCTCTGCATATTCTCATACAGTTTTGTACCAGAGTCAATAACTATCGTATCAAACGTCTTGAGCATATCCTCATCATTAAGCTCATCAAGGGTTTCCTGCACCTCCTTTTCGGAAACAGTTCTCATAACACCCTTAATATTCTTATTCTTTCCGAGATAATATGTCTGACCATCTTCCGTATCAACAAGGTTAATGTTAGGGAACGTGCCAACGAAAGTTGATTTGCCAGTACCCTGCTTACCAAACACAAGAACTTTTCCTCCAACATGAGAGAGAACTTCTTCTACCTTTTGAAATCCCATATTTAATTACCTCTCTTTCTTATTACAGACCTTCAAGCATCTTCATGAACTCGTCTTCATCATCGTTGGAAGAATCCGTTTCGTTATCTGCACTATCATCAGTATTATCACCAAGATCATCAAGGTCGAGTGTCGCAAGGTAAGCACTAAAGAACTGAAGGTCGGTGGGCTTGTACTTCTTATCGTCACGAGATACAGTAGGCTTTCTATCATCACCTTCGCCAATATAGGTAATAGAAGGTTTTGTAATAATCATTCTCTTTTCTCTGCTTGTATTCCCAACTGCACACTTAGCAAGAGCCTCTTCCTCGGTATAAAGTCCCAGTTCAATAAGTTCCTTAATATCATCGGGAATATCGTCAGCAGTAATATTAACGATTGATCCACCCTCAACAAGATTACCGTCTACAGTCATTTCAATAATCTCATTCTTCTTAGCCTTGAAGAATTTTGCTAACTGCTTAGACACAAGTTCAGGATTATCGCCGATATTAAACTCCATATTTACAGGGATTGCAAAATTCTGCTTAACCTCAATCTTCTGCCCATTAATCTTAGGCTTGCCTACATAGTCAACCACATATACAGACATAGGAATTGTATTCTTCTCCTTATCAGGCTTGCCGATACTGCCGTCATCGAGAAGAATAGTTTGTGTGAATGTTGCCTTAAACTTATCCGGTTCTGCCTTGGAAAGTGCAATATTAGTTATCTTCTTCTTCTTATAAACCTTTTCGCCATCAGTCTCATATGTAATATTACCCTTAACATTGATAACTGTTTCATCTGTAAGATGTTCACTGAGGTACTCAACGGCATCATACTCTGTAAGAAAATCCTTATAGAATGTGTTGCCCTTTTCGTCCTTTTCAATTCCTACGGTCACAAAACAACCCTTACCGATAGTTTCAAGAATAGACGGGTCGTTACGGTCATCCCAATCAATAGTGAATGTATTATCCCAATCATCTACTGTCTTGTCATTTTCATCCTGCTTTACGCCGTGAACATAAATCTTATTATCCTTCTTATATTCTTCAGGAAAATATCCCCCAGACATTTCGGCATAAACAACATTACCGTCTCCACAGTCAACACCAATGTTCATGATGTTGGAAGTCCAGCCACTGTCATACTTATGGTCAATATCAAACGTATAATCATTGACCTTTGCCTTACCTACAAGGTTAAAAGTTGCCTTACCCTTCTTCAGCGGAATTGCTTCATTCTTATCCTTTGCCATACATTATTCCTTTCAAAAATATTTATTCTTTTTTCTGTTTTTAATCATACATTGTATTAATCCCGTAATCAGCAGCACACATCTGTTCTATTCTACAACCTCTGGCTGTATCCCAACCGTCACAGAAATAAACAACATCTGCCGTAGCTAAGAGCTTGATGCTTTCGCCAAGATACCAGAGTGGGGAAGTGTCTGTTGGAACGTCCTTGAAAAACGAATCTATCACTTCAACATCATTTCCGAGTATTTTCTTTGCTCGACTGATAGCATAATTTCTTTCATCAAGTATCTGTTCATCAGTCTTTCCTCTCATTGGCTGAGAAATAAATAATCTCATTGCCATTTTTGCGCGAAATCCTCCTTTTCTACGAAAACATTCAACTAATGCCTTTACAAATGGCTCTGTTAAGCCATTTGTTGAATTGATTTTTACAATAAAAACCAAATTTCATTGTAAATTGAATTTTCGTTATTTTTGACCTTTATCATGTACTTTTTATGTAAATGCCAAGTGGTCATTGCAATTTATACAACAACCACTCAACAGGGAATAGGGTAAAATCTATATAAACAGCTTTTACTGCTGATTGCTTGTTATTTCTCCTAACTGGTCGATTACATTCTTGACTTCTTCAAGAATTTCTTCGGTTGTCCATTTCTTATCGCATCGAAATATTCTGTCGGCTTTAGCAGGGTCAATATTATAAGCGTAATAATCATTATAATGGTTATAATCCCAGCCAATCCAATAACCATCTCTATGCAGTTCATGTTCTACAGGAAACAAAATTCCCTTATCAGAAGAATATGTTATCCCACCATGACACTTAATAGGGAAGTCGAAATTATATATGTTTTTTCCATAATATTCATGTCCTTGTGGAATTTCAACATATGCACACGGGTGTGTACCATATGAAACTATTGCATAATGATAATTATTATACACACTCTCATCAAGCATTACCCAACAATCAGAGGATTTCTTAAAATCTGCGAGTGGACGATATACCATTTCTTTCATTGTACATTTCCTTTCTGTTAAGTATTAATATGTTTTATGTAAGTGTCTGTGCGCCATTTTGGAAAATATCAATTATCTTTGCAATGATATTATTTTTCCCTGCAATAGCATACACATTCCCGGTATAGCCCTTGTTTGAGTTTGTATATCGAAGCGTAAACTTTGCTCCATTCTTATTCAAGGGAGAAACTTTTAAAGTGGCAGATATATTAGGATTAAATGCTTTATGTATTTCTGCTACATACCCTTGAACTTGTCCACACAATTCTCGATTATTCATCATGTGCTTATCAGAGAAGTAGCTATCCTCGGTATCTGCTAAAGGTGGAATTGTAGTCAAGCTATAATAGAGCATTGAAAGTTCTTGAGAGTTCATGCTAAACCTCCTATACATTGCTAACGATTTGTTTATTCCCAAAAATCTGTCTCAACTTTTCGATGAAATAAATCTGTCCCTTGCCAGTGACATAAGTTTTTAATCCTGCTTGTTCACCATAAGGCGTTGTATATGTATATTCTCTTAGCTTGAATAGCCCTTGTTCTATGTACTTCTGATAAGGTTGATTCTTATGTCCGGTTGAACTCATCAGATAATCATTATCCCTCAGCCACTCAAACAATCGTGTTCTGCCAATGTTGACATTTTCTTTCTTTGCTAACTTCGCAAGCTCACCAATATCAAGCAGATTAGTTGTATTTGACACATGGTCTGCAAACTCTACGAGAGGTTTGTCTTGTTCAATCTTTTCAGACTGCTTCTGAATTAGTTCATTCTGTTGTCTTACCGTTTCAAGAGTTAATCTGAAAAGTGACTTTGTATTTTCATCTGCAAAGGGAAGATATGTTTCTATGAAATTATTTTCATTTGCAACATAACCACCTGTCTTGCGTATTGTGGGGAGAACTTCCGATGTTATCCAATGCTTGAACTGTTTTGCTGTCGGAAGTTTACTAGAAAGGATAAGACTATAAAGACCAGATTCGTTGATAAGTGCTGTTTTTGTCTGTCCTATAGGCACATTCCCATTTTGGGAATCTGCTATATTCAGCATTTCAAAACGTTTATCTTCCTCATCAACATGAGCACAAACCGCCTTGCTTGCGTTAGAATATCCAAGTTTATCAGCCATATCTTTGCCAACAAACCATGGTTCTCCATCAATTTTTAATGTTCTGATTTCTCCGAAATCTTTATTGCTAAAGATTTGAATACTTGTATTTGCTTCTGACATTTTAACCACCTTTCACTGTGATATTTTACATTCACATTTTACCAATTTGTTTTATCTGAAAATTATTCCTTTGGCGATTTCAAGGTTTTTCTTCACAATGAAAATTCAGACCAAAGGAACACAGTATTAACAGATTTTGTTTTACAGAACCACTACCCAACTGCAAAACCGTCATACCCGATGTATGACTTCCAAGCATATGAAAGGAGCGAAACGGAGGTATATGAATGGCAAGATTCATATATTCGATATGTAGTCAGCAAATACTCTATGCTCACTTGAACATTTGCTTTTATTTGGTGATGGGTAGGGAAATCGAATCCCTGTCTTCGCCGTGAAAGGGCGATGTCTTAACCTCTTGACCAACCCACCGTACATAGCAGGGAATAGGTATTTCACCTATTCGAGATGTCCCTCTATAGCTGTACAACCATATCAGATAAACGGGATTTCTCACCCTAATTGACCATCTTTTTAATATTGTTTGACACCCTTATAGTGGGCTCAGCTTTTCCGGTCGCTTAGTCTTACAATATTCCTTTTGATTGGATACCTGCTATTTGGTGCTGATGACGAGATTTGAACTCGTATGCTTAAAGCGAAGGATTTTAAATCCTTTGTGTATACCAATTCCACCACATCAGCATTTTTGTTTCCCTTAAACCTGACTAAAATCTAAGGGAAACAAAGGAATATAAATGATAAATATTTGCCCTTTCGGGCTGGTGTCACAGGTGAGATTTGAACTCACACGCATTTCTACAACAGTTTTTGAGACTGTCTCGTATACCAATTCCGACACTGTGACATATATAAAATCACCATTATACTAGCCTTGAGGTTCATTCAGTGCCACATTACATACGCACAAACCTTTTATCAAGGATTTTATACTAGATAAGCATTATTGATGATACTGAATATTCTTTGAACAAGATACTGTTTAACGATTATTCGTTATTGTTTACTGACTAAGCGTTACTATTTCCATCAAATAAAATTTAACCAATTCTAAATTCTAAGATTTCAAGTCTTAAAATTAGCATTATAATCATCTTTAACATTTGACGATAATATGTAATTTGCTTCTCAGCATCTTTTTTTATACTATTACTCTGTATAAGAGAGATGTAATTTTTAGAATTTTCAGTATAATGGCGATTTATTTTATTTTAAAAGACCTTCAAGTTTTAATACTCAATTTCGATGAGCGTATTTGCGTTTGAAACTGCAAGAACGCTATCTACTTCCGAAGTAAACGCTGAAATCATTTCTTCAAGCTCCTTGATTTTATCAGAAAGTTTAAGAGGGTCAACAATTTCAGTCTTGTGGCTGTCGTAATAAGACTTGCGAAGATTTTCCATTTCCTTTAACGCTTCTGCTGTCAGGGTGGTCTTATCAGAATTAGTACCATTCTTAGCGTAATCGGTAGCAGCCATATCAGCCTTTGCATTTTCAGTTTCCATCTTGTTTACTGCATTTGCATACTGGCTACGAAGATTTCTAAGCAAATCCTTATAGTAATCCATTCCCCAGTTCTTCATTTCAATGGCTTCAGCAACGACATAATCCTTACCGTTGATTGTAACTGAAGTAGAGGAATTAGACTTGCTTACTGCTCTCTTGATGGCATTTCTGCGATTGATAAGTGTATTGACACTATCATAATCACTCTGAACATTAGTCTTAAACTCATCAACAGTCTTTCCGAGAATCGTCTTACTGCCAGACTTCATTGTTCCACAAAAAGTGCAATTAGAAATCTTGTCTGAAATTCTATCATTGAGAATTTTCAGTTCTGATAACGCCTTATGTAAATTCATTGTTTCCTTAATCATATAACTGCCTTTCTACTATGTAATAATTATTGTGTCCTTTGTTCCAATCAGCTATCTGTGTTTTACTTCACATCAGATATTCCCAGCAAACACCACAAGGAGGTTTGAAACTTGTTTGCCACTTTCCTCGCCACTATCTCCCGACAGGAGCGAGGTTTACACCATAAACACTAAACAGAAAGGAGTGCGCTAACTAGCACTTATGGAATGGTTATTGGATTGGGTGACTGGATTTGAACCAGTGGAATGAGGGAGTCAAAGTCCCTTGCCTTACCGCTTGGCGACACCCAAATATATAAAGAGCTTAACGCACTCTTTGTGTTGAAGTTATCTCTGCGTTGTTCTTAGTAATCTTTTATTCCAAACAAAAAGGTACGCACCGAGGGTGTTAGTACGAGCCAGTACTTGTACAAGTTTGAAAGCAGTATCTTTACTAGCAGACAACTGAGGAACACTAAGAACCACTGGAGCAGACTGTACGAATCGAACATACAACATCAATCTACGATTGTGTAACCCTTTGTCTGCATATTAGCTAGGTGTGGAGTGCCAAGTTACCTTGTAGCTCACCTAGCTTTTGGTGTACCCGGTGGAACTCGAATCCACGACACCGTGATTAAAGGTCACGTGCTCTACCAACTGAGCTACGGGTACATATCTTGCTTTATCATTCGTTAATATTTTGATTTTGTACTGTTTTTATATTGTGTAACGAACGATAAAATCTTAAAATTCAAACGGTCGAAACCGTCCGAATTTTTTGTGTAGGCTCATTCCAAAGCTGTTTGATTGATTTCGGAATTAACCTTGTGTATATATAATACACTATTTTTTAGAATTTGTCAATAGGGTTTTTCAAATTATTTTATTTTTTTGTTTTTCTTAATTTTCTTCCACCATTGACATTGCCATTATTCAAAAAATCTTCCTGCTGTAAACAATAACGTTCCCAATCATATTTTAAGGTCAAAGCCTGCAATAAAGTTGTAACAGCATAAGAACTACCAAAATCGAAAAATAACCCTATGCTTTCGTAATTATTCCAATCCAATGCCTTAGAACCTAAAACATTAAACCTTTCCCAAGCATTATATAGTTTGCCTGACCGCCATAAATGGGCAATAGAAAAACCAGCGTTATTTATCAATCGGATAAGAGACTCTTCCTTATAAGAACCTCTCCTTTGACACAAAAACACATTGCCCTCTCGATTGTATTCTACCCATTGCAGATGGTCTGAACGTCCATTCTCCCACCAATAACCAGAGGCATCATAATATTTCTCAAAATATTCTTTGACCACTTCAGGAATTTTAGCAGTCTTATCATTAAATAAAACAATTCCTTTAGAAATATTAATATCAGACCGTTTAATCTGTATAATTTCTGATGGATTAAACCCCATCCAGATTAAATATACGCCCAATTCGACAGGAGTTAAGACATCGTATCCATAAAGAGTGAGTATGGAAGTTCCTATTTTAGATTTTCGATAATCATTAAATGCGTTTCTGACTTGCTCAACATTAAGGAAATAATTAGTCCCCCCACATTGTTTAGCGTTTTCCAGATTATGAACAACGTTTTCTGGGTAATTATTGCCTAATAAAAACTGCTTAATTCTTCTTTTAACAGGAGAGATATTATTTGTAGCAACATTCATCTTTTGGAAACAAGACTCCCAATCAGGGACTGTATATCGGCACAAAGGCAAATCAAAATCCATTAAATAATCTTCAAAGGGATATAAAAAGGATTCAAGGGATTTGTTTGCTTCAATCCATGATTTATAATTGCTTATGTCTTGCTCATGAGAATATTCACTTAATAGCACGGAGATACCTCCTTATCACAACCACCTTTGAACATATCAAGGATTTTGCCCAGTCCGATAGAAACAGCCAAGGCTATATCTACTTTATGCATTTCAGCTTCAGTAGTACTAGTAACATATTCCTTTAATCGACTTTTGTCAATCGTTGTCTGCTGTTCGCAAAGGCAAACACTTTTGGTTCTCGCTGTGATTACAGTATGAGTGGGGAGAGGCTTCTTTTCTTTTGTAGTTAAAGGAGCTACTATTACAGTAGGACTATATTTGTTCCCAATATCATTCTGGATTACAAGAACCGGACGAATGCCACCCTGAACGTGACCGTCATCATAAGGCAGGTCTGCATAATAAATGTCACCTCTCTTGATTTCACGAGTAAAAGTATCACACTTCTTAAACATATAAATTCCTCCTTGCTTGTGTGTTACCTTAGTTTGCAACGCAATATTGTATAACGAATTTCTAATTTTGATTATAACACACTACAGTTATTTTGTCAAGAGGGGAGACACTATTTTTTTTAAATTTATTTTCTATCCGGTAAAGGACACCCCTCTTCAATGTCCCATACTCCGACCTCATACTCTCCCGGATTGTCAGTCTTGCGAATAAACATAGTCTTTGTGATTTCTGAATACTTGTCCATACGCAAAGCATATCTGATTGTATCAATCAATCCCGATTTATGTTTCTTGGCTCTGAAAAAATCTATAACGAAATATTCTTTACCATCAATATTTTTTGACCATATCTCGTCTATAAATTCTTTCCGACCATATCCAAGAATATCTTTAGGAACGATATCCACAGTTTGAAAAGTTTTTGCTCTGTGTTCATTCCACAACCCTTTTATGTAGATTTCGCCATCTTCCCGGATTATCTTTACTACATCTGGTTCAGGATATTCTAGGTCTTTTAAGACATGCACCGTCCCACCAGGTATTCGGTTATGAGTTAATGACGGATATTCTGTAAAAAAGTCACGGTATATCCGCACATTATCGCCTGAATCAAGAACCTTTCCTATACACAAATCCTCGTATTCATCATCACTGTCATTGAACTTGGTCACGATATCATAGCCGTTATACTGCTTGAGAAAATTGCTTAGTTCTAACGTCATGTCATGCATATCCCACATCTTGATTTGCTCCGGAGACAAATTCGTTCCGTAAATCTTGGTAAACCTTGGGTCATTCAACCTCTCTGCGATTTTGCTTTGAAACCTTTTAACCATTGGAATCGTCCTTTCTGTTGATATAATTACCTATTGTGTCATGACCGTTATGGTATATTCCAATCCGATGACCACAATATATAGTGCTTGAAATTCCTTGTGTTCATAGTATATCACTTATTAGAACGTTTGTCAAGAGGCAAATTCATAAAAATAATATTTATGAACAAATCTATATATTGTGTATCACTTTTGGAGCAGATTTCTACCTCCGATAATGTAATGCTTCTAAAAGCTGTATCTCATCAGCGATAGAGTTATTACTTGCAACAAAGCAGTTAATTAATGTATCTTTCGGCATTCTATTCTTAAAAGAAGCGATTATTTTAGCTCCGTCAATAACATAATATCGATCATTCCTATGCGAAAGAACAATAGTCTGACCCAGATACTTATTGGATATCTTACAATAGGGGAATGCAGATTTATTGGGTATTCTATGTTTGTATTCAGGAATTTCGATTTCTCCCAGAGGAATATCTCTATCTCGGAATACAGTATAATCAATAATTTCCTGGGCTTTGCTTTTAACCATTTCCATAGTTGTATTTCACACCTTTCTGTACTACTTAGATAACTTAGATAACTTCCGAATAAACTTGACTGTAATAACTACCATAACGCATAGAACAGCGTTCAGCAAATCCATTCCGTTGATGGAGTAGTCATATCCCTTGCAAGTCATAATAACTGTCCTGAATGTAATTCCGATATAGATAGCTACAATGTAGGGAAGTACTCTAATTAAGGTAATCCATAAATCGTTTATGATCGGGTGAGCAGTTGCAAAGTTTGCCTCCTTTCTATCGGTTCTCTGAATATTGTGCCTTGCCTGAGTCTGTACTATAGTCATTTTATTATCCTTTCTGCCTTTGCATTGTATTTCGTCTTGTATTATGAATTAGTCTTTATCACCGTAAACGGTAGCATGGTTATTCCAAGTTCCTTTGCAACCAGATAGCGTATGTATCCGTCTGTAATCTTCACAACGCCATTCTTATCAATCTTGATACCAACAGGACTGTCAATGGTGTGTCCTCCAAGGAGATTGCACTGTTTCTTAACCCATTCTATCTTTGCAGAATTAGGCTTTGTGTAATGTTCTGACGGTGGAGTAATAACGTTAAAGTCAATCACTCCAACAGGCTTCTTGCTAAGATAATAATTGAACTTACTGCGAGTATATGGTACTACAATAGCTTTGATTTCTGAAATGCCCTTGTTTTTGGCTATCATGTATGTTTTCCAACCAGTTACAAGCGTATATTCTGCGCCATCTTCTCTTGGAACAGTCAAATGCTTTACCAGAATAATAGAGTTCTCATCAATTTTCCCGGTAATAGTCTTACCCTTTTCAATATCCTTGACATGGGTGTTTGATGTAAGAGCAATCTTACTCATAGGAATAGTTATAGCTGTGCTACGGTTGAGATTTATAAATGTGTCAAGTTTCATTGTATGTCCTCCATATGTTATTGTGCTTCTATTCCATTGGCATAATATTCATTTAGAAGATATAATAATTTTACTTCGTCTTCATAAGATGTGAGATCAATAGAAAAACATTTAACCTTACCTGCATATCCTATTTCCTTTAAGGCTTCGTATTTAACTACTCCATCAATAACATAATAGTTATTATCTCTATGAGCAACTATTAATGGTGCGCTAAGGCAAAAATCTTTTTTGTTCTTAATAAAATCAACCATGCGCGAATCAGGCTTACGTTGATATGCATAGTTTACAATTAAATCAGGCAACGGAATTTCCTTAATGAGATTGTTATCTTGTGTAAATTTATTACAAGTCATAATATATTCCTCCATTAATTAAAAATTAAACTTATATTCCAACGGTGTTGCTCCCTTACCCTTATTATAATAGTTATTCACCATGATACGAGCAATTTTAGCTTCCGTCTTTGCAGTTGTAATACGGTCAGACTTAGCCATTCTGATGAGGTCGGCAGGATTTACCTTAGATAGCTTCTTGATAAACTTATTATCGTCAAGTTCTCTGCTGTACAGATTAAGAATATATCCAACTGCCTTAATCATTTCTTGTCTAAACGCTGAATATGCGCCGTCCCATGTATCATTAAGAAGTCTGATAAGACGGTCAGTCTTATCTTCCCCGATCTTATTGTATGTAATCACAAGAGCCTTAATAGCGGTTATTCTGCTGTCGGCAGTTGCTCTCTTATCTTCGGTAATGCCAAGTTCAACGCCATTCTTCTTGCACAGATTAGCAAGAGTTGTCATGGTTTCATCTTCTGCGTAGAAAAGCCCCTTTGCTTTGTCAGCATACTGTAACGGAATTGAGCTGTCATTCAGCTTGACAAAGTACATGGATTCTTCCTGCTGAGTAAGCCCTCTGATGACCTGACACTCCATAAGGTAATTGTCCCCAAAACGTTTCTTCGCACCGTAAAGTCTATGCTGACCATCAATAACATACCACTTACCATCACGGTATGATACCACAATAGGCTGAAACAAGTTCTTGTCAAAATTAGAAGCTATATTCTCCGCTAACCTTCTGTTCCTTAATGTCCTCTGCGATGTGTATGTAGTGTTCAACTTATATATCGGAATAGATATAATTTCAGTCTTCTCACCACTTACATTAGCTGTCTGCCCGGTTTCTGCCATCTTCCTCTTGTTTTCAAGATAAAGCATTGCCTGTGTTTTGTTGGTTTCCTTTGACATTGCGTTCATAGTGTTCATAATATTTTCTCCTGTCGTTGTATTTTTGTCAAATCAAAGATGAAATGACATTATGGATTTGGTCGAGCCTTTCAAGGCAGTCAGCTATTTTATGTTTAGATTTTTCGTCCTCTTCATCAAAGGTATCGATATATTCCGGAGATAGTATGCGTTGCATAACCTCCTCAATATAATCCACACCTCTATTAAAAAGGTCGGCTGTATTATTAAGATGTGTTTCGTGAGAAGAATTAATATCTTTTATTTCAGCGTATATTTCCTCAAAGGATTGGGGGACGTTTTGTAAGACTTCTACTCGTGAGATAAACTGATTATTGCTTATTTTCCCTTCGATAAGGGCATTGATAGTTTCCATATCGGCGGTTTTGGAAACTCTGACAGTATCACGATATCGTCTGATACTTAATGATGTATGGTTGATATACTCAACCATTTTATCAAAGACATCATTCTTCCCCATCTCCAAAAGACTGTTCAAATGATTCGAGGTCGTCACTGTCGCTTCGATATCCGCTACACTGACTATTTTCTCCACATTCAGTGACCGCAGGAGCTTCAGATAATACGCATTCGGGGTTCTCGCTTTCGCTCTCTCCGTCTGATCGGTAGCTTTCTGTGCTATCTCCAGTATCGTCTGAACTGTCAATGGTTTCAACTTCTTCATCGGTATTCACCTCAACCTTTGTGATATTATAATCTGCTATGTAATCCGTCATGGCATTAAGGATAACGCCACGGCGGGAACTTACGCTTTCATAGGAATACTGCTTTGCTCCAGAGCCGGACTTTGTGGCAGCATACTCGTTATATTCTATCCTTGCGCTTGAATGCAGGAAATGTACAAGGAAGTCTGTGAACTGCTCATCTGTTCCTTCCCATTGGTCAAGAGCATCAATGATATGAGGAATATTGCAGGCATTAAAGAACTCAATATCTTCCTCAACAAACTTTGAACTGCCCGTGATGTCGTTCAGACGGTCAAATAACTGACCAATCCTCTTAACGCTATACTCGTTTGCCTTGATATCAAATTCTTCCGCAAAATTGTTCATTTCAGTTGCGGAAAGGTCACAGTCACAACCCATCATAATCATCATGGTTCTAGTAATGCAACCGAGGATACTATCATTCTTAGCATTACAGCCGTCTATATTATCCCAAATAGCATTCTCGCAGATAGGCTGGAGATATTTCATTGTGTTTGTTCCGAATGCAAGTCTTAACTTCTGATTGGGCTTGAAAGATACTCCGTTGTTAATGTTGTAGATGATACCATCAAGTTCATCGTCAGTAAAACCTACATACTCGTAAAGGGTAATATCATAGTCGAGAATTTTTCTCTGGAGAGCAGGGGGAAGCTGTTTGAATTTCTTTCCGGCAAGTTCGACCTCATAAGCAATCGTTTCTCCGCTTTCAGAACGGCACACGCACTTTAACGGCTTTGTATTCTTGCTTAACGAATATTCATTATTTACATATCCACACATAGCTGTTGTTCTCTGTAAACCATCAAGCAATGATTTCGTCAAATACATTGCTTCGTGTATTCTTTCGCCTGTATAAAGGATAGCACCGATAGGACGGTTCTGAAGAATGGATACGATAAGTTCACTTTTCTTCTTTGTTGTCCATTGACTGTCGAGTCTCTGAACAAGAGCATCACGGCAAAACTCACCTTTTAACACCTTATCCACATACACCTCAAGGGGCATTGCCTTATGATTGACTCTACCGTCCGACACATCAGTATCAAGAATAACATAGGTCTTACCGCATATCTCAACAAGATTATCCGGTTCTTTCTTCTTTCTAGCCATAATCGTATTCCTTTCTATGAATTATCCGTTAAACTTGCCGTTATAATAGTCCTCAATGAACATTTCAAGGACTTCAAGTCCGAGATTGAGATTTAGCCATTGAGCCTTGAGCTTGTGAGAATCAACCGTCAAATAATACTCAACTGTTGTTCTTACATCAGAATGATTTAAGGCTTTACTAGCTACGATCGGATTTCTATTATCGACCCAATCACGAGAAATGAACTCTGCAAAAGTTTTTCTCATACAATGAGAAGAGAAATGTCCTTCAAGCCCAAGTTTCTTTGCTTCTTGAATGATAATTCTACTTAATGAACTAACACAATAAGGAGCAACTTCACGAGCCACACCATTATCATCATATTTTTCGCCAGTGGTAACAGTCTTTATTACTTTACCACATTCATCATACTCTATATGATGAATGTACGCTGTTCTGTTGCCCTCTCCGGCAAAAAGATAATTGTTGAAAGTAAGATGATTCACTTCAATTAAAAATTGAATAGCCATTTTTACAGCTTTATTGAAATAAACCTTCCTAGATTTACCTGTTTTACTTTCATTTAAGAAAATATAGTCTTTAATGTTCCCATTGTCATCAAGGACATCTCTTACCCTTATGATAAGTCCATCGCCAGCCCTATAGCCAGTATTAATAACAAAGAGAAAAGCTAATGCTTTTGTGAACTTCCGTTTACTTGACGATTTACAATTCATCAATAAAGAAAGCAAAATGTTATCTATATCATTTTTATTTGTAAACGCATCAGCACTATGATTTTCAGAATTTATTGAAACTCTTGCAACCAGATTACGACCTTCTCTTTTTTTCTTCAAAACAACCTTAATCTCTGACTTAGCAACAGGGAGGGGAAGTACCTTCGGAATTTCTTCCTCTGCGAGATTTGTGGTGTTAGTTCTCGGTACAAACCTTATAGATGAACGCATGAGTTTCAGTCCTTTCTATACCATTTCTATTGACATTGGTGTCGAAATGTGGTATAATGAGTTAATAAAGATTTCCATTGTGGATTTCTGTTTGCTATGTTTGGTCTTTCGATGTCTAAATTATACCACGTATCTCTAAAGAAGTCAAGGTATTTCTAAAGAAAATATTGACCAAATATTTGTATTGTATTTTGTTGGTTTTAACCAAGAGGTGGATTATGAACGATTTTGGTCGAGCAGTAAAGCACTATTTAACTGAATATGACGTTAAGCAAAAAAGTATTTCGCAAAACCTAGGCGTTACTGAAGGAGCAATAAGCCAACTTATCAACGCTGAAAATATCAGTCTTGATAAAATGCAGATGATAGCTAAAGGACTTAATTGCGACCTTGAAATTATCCTTAAACCACAAACCAAGAATTAATAATTTCCATTATATTTTGGTAGAAATAACGGAGGTTATTATGAACGATTTTGGTAATCAGATTAAGAAAATCCTAATCGACAAAAACATGACACAAGCTGAAATCGCTTCGGCTCTTGATGTGAGACCTAATACAGTAAACAATTACCTAAATAAATCCAATGTAACCGTTAAGTCTATGGAAAAGGTTGCTCATGTCTTAGGCTATAAATTACAGATTACTCTTATCCCCGATGAAAACAATTAATTCTGGAGGTTTATATATGATTATCTGTAAATTAAGGGTTAAACGTGCTGAAAAAAATATCAGTCAACACGAATTAAACGAAGCTACAGGAGTTAGACTTCAAACAATCTCTGATATGGAACAAGGCAAAAGCAAATCTTATAGCTCAGACAATCTTAGCAAATTATGCGACTACTTTCATTGCAACGTGTCCGATATTATAGAGTACGTTCCTGATGATAACAATGGTTTATAAACATAACAAATATTCCTGAAAATAATTTGTAAAAATGTTGTAAAACCTATTGACAAATTCAAGAATGTAGTATATAATATAAACGTGGATAGAAATATCTACATTGTCGCATCTTGATAAGCGACTAACAAATTATCAAGTTCAAATGTTTGTCGTTCCCAGATACACGACTAATAAAAGGTCTGGCTCAAATTCTTAGCCCTGCCTATTAGGTGGGGCTTTTCATTTTGAAGGAGACACAAAAGTGGAAATTGGATGTTTTTACTTTCTTACCGATCAATTCTATCAAGATTTCCCAAATGATTCATTGCCAGGGAACAAGCCAAAAGACAAATCATTGCATGATAGACCTTGTTTTTATGCGTTCTTTGATAAGAAAACAAACCTATATTGGGTAATTCCGATTTCTCACCAAGTAGAAAAATACAAGGCAATTTATCAGCACAAAACATCAAATGGTAAGAAATGTGACACAATAGTTTTAGGGAAAGTTCTTGGTCAAGAAAAAGCGTTCCTTATCCAAAATATGTGTCCAGTAACAAATGATTATATCAAAAATCAATACCTTTGCAACAATAAACCTGTTAAATTACCTAAGCCTTTAGAAAAGGAGTTATGTGCTAAAGCTAAAAAAGTATTAGCTCTTTATCGGAAAGGGTATACAGATCTTCTATTTGCCGATGTTGTAAAAATGGAACAAACATTGACTCAACATATTGAATTTGAAAGCGAGGTGCTAATCCATGAGTAACAAATTATTCCAATATGTAGCTGAAGAAATCAGGGATAAATACAATTTAACCTTGGCAGAAGCAAAGCAAATTGTCCTCGATTCATTTCTCCCAGAACTGTATAATGAATGTGCAGATTTTGTCGAGCATTATGATGCTGAATACTGGGCTTATGAAATAATGGACAGCATATCCACACACTAAATTGAGTGATCTTGCATAGGATATGCGAGATTGTAACAAAAGGGAAAGAGTGTTCTTCGGAATGCTCTTTTTCTTTTGTCCATCAATAACTCAAGCACCCAAGCTCAACCATGTGTTCAGAACGGTTAATTCTTTCCATATCCTTGCCTGTGAAGTTTTTACTCCACTCATTAGGTTTCCTCCGTGTCAGAGCCTTACCGGGTATCACATCTTTATGTATCTGGTCATGTGTCTGGTTCAGATAATCTGTAAATGTTGGGTTACTAGTTCCTAAAGTGTTCTTACCATTCATACTGTTACCTCTTTCTGTATGTATTAGTGTTTGTTGGTGTCGGCAAACCCACATTCTCAATCAGCCAATTACCTCAAATATCTTGACAAATGATGTCTGATTGTGGTATAATAAGCTAATAAGATTTACCATTTCTTTTGGATTTGGTTTCTTGCTTGTTTGCTATGTTTAGATTATATCACTTGCAAGTGAACTTGTCAATAGCAAATTTCGTTTTGAAATGAACTTTTACATATTCTACAAAAATACACACCTATTTTTGTACAGAATTAATAACATAATTAAGAGGTGTAATCATGACAGAGCGTTCTAATTTTGGTGAAATTATAAAAAAGACTCTTGATGATATGAGTTTACAACAAAACGACCTTGCTGAACGTATGGGGAAAAGAAAGAACTATGTAAGTGCATTGCTTCGCACAGATAACCCCTCAACTAGCACATTGATATCTGTAGCCGATGCCCTAGACTGTTCTGTAGACTATCTGCTAGGCAGGACAGACAACCCTCAATCACACACAGACAAAGAAATTCTAAGTTCTGATGAACAAAATTTACTTGAAATATATCGCAATTTTAACGACGAGGGAAAAGTTGCCTTAAAAACGCAAGCAGATATTTTGTCTACTGTGCCATTGTACACCAAAGAAAACCAAATGAATTGACGGAGGATGTTATGAGAGACCTTTATGAAATCGGAACAATGGAATTTAAAGACCTTAAAAAATATATAGAGCTACCGTCTTTTCAACGAAGTGTTGTTTGGTCAATTGAGAAAAAGGAAGAATTTATTGATACCGTGCTAAAAGGTTTCCCTTTTGGTTCTCTTTTATTATATAAAAGTAGCCCATCCTCTTACTTATTAGTTGATGGACTACAAAGATTTACGACTTTAGATGATTTCTCGAAAAATCCATTCAAGTATATAAAAAACTATGAAGATGAATTTAAGGAATATTTCGACAAGATTATTGGTACATTAGCACCTGCTGTAACTACAAATTTTACAATTGTTAAAACAGAAATAACAGAATCTATTAAAGCTAATTTAACAAAAGAAAACAAAACTACTTGTATTGTTAATCGGGTAATATCTGATGTGTCAGTGTTGAATGTGTCAGTGTTGAAGGAGAAATATACAGAATGTTACGGTATTCTTTCTGAACTTATTGAAAGCATAAAAGATAAATATCAAATTCTTAATAAGAAAATCCCCTATGTATGTTATTCAGGGGATGAAGATTGTCTGCCCCAAATTTTTGAAAGGCTAAACGCAAACGGTACAGTATTAAGCAAATATGAAATTTATGCTGCCAAATGGAGTCATATCATTTTCAATTACAATGATCCGTCTATTCTCAAATTGGTAGATGAAAAGTATCAGAAAATGGTAGAAGATACAGGGGTAGAAATACAGAACTATCAAGACGGTCAAGTAATGAGAGAACAAAAAGTAAATCTTTTTGAATTTTGCTTTGCATTTGGTCGCCTTATTTATAAAGATAATCCTTACATAATTTTCAAAAAACAGAAATTCTCCACATCTGATGTAGCTTCAATCGGATTTTCTTTATTATCAGTAATTCTTACTAAAACTACCAGCAGCCTTAGCACAGTTGCAAACTGCTTCGCTGACATGAGTGCTGATAAAATTAAAAACTTGATTAAGCTGAAGGAACTTATTTTGACTTGCCTTGCCCATATAAGTAAGATTTTATGTAAATACATCATGTTCCCCGATAATAAAAATTCTATAACAAAATATATAGAACATCAGATTTTGTGTATTGTTGGGACATATTTTAACATGAAATATTCTGTTTCTACAAAAGACTTTAGTATCACTGAAAAAACAGGGATGAAGAAGCTTGAAACAGCGTTTGAAAAGAATATGCCCATGCGCTATTTATATGAAATCCTGTCAGGCTATTGGAGTGGAAGTGGAGACACCAAGATTGCTGACGAATTATCTAAAGATATATCCGACAATCGTTATTTAACTCCGATCCCTCTTTCTACATGGGAAAGGTTTCTTCATGATTGGATGCTTGAGCAAACTCAAAAATCAATGAAAAATACCCCAACAGAAAATAAATTATTCTTATGTTTTTTACTTAGAATGCGCAAATCTAACGACAATTATATTAATAGTAAACCACTTAATGTTGAATTAGTAATCTCTAAAAGCCGTTTTACTCAACAAATGAAAACCAGCAAGGGGATTTGTGCCATAGGGAATTTATGCGTTCTTCCACAATTTGAGGTACATAGCAAGCAGGAATATACTCTGTATGAAGCTGTAAAGAATCGGTCGTTAGTGTTTGATATTAATGATTCTGTTATTAATGATTTTCTTTATCCTGAGGAATCTGAATTATTATTTTTAGATTCTGACTTCACCGAAGAAAAATATCTGTCGTTTTTAAAGAATAGACATGATTTTTTAATCAATAGATTCAAAGAGACTTTGCGTGGTAATGTGTAAGTAAACAAAGACCCTCGGAGCTACTTAATGTAGCTCCGAGGGTAAATAAATATTAACAGAAAGGTAAGGTATTTTATTATGTCAAAAGGCATCGCAGCCCAGCTCAAATCTATCGAGAAAGAAATTCAACGCAAATCTGACAAGTATCAAGAACAATTGAACAAAGCTCCTAAAGAAAAATGGTTTACAAAAGAGTTTATGCACAGTGTTCATCTTTCTGAAACAATAAAGCAGTTCTTTGATAAAGCAAATGTTGATATTTCTCATATTGATAACTTGTCTGATGAGGAAAAATCAAAGTTAAAAGCCAAACTTCCTGTTAAATTCAAAACATGGGATGATTTTCTTAAAGAAGCGTTTGCATTTAATGTAAAACAATTCTTATCCAACCTTTAATCGGGCAGGGAATACGGGAATTTCACCATCTTCTACTCTAGTTTCCCAATCAAACATATCTGCACTAAGGACGGTATCTGTTGTAAGAGAGCCGTCCTTAATCTTTTCTTCAATAAATGCTTTTGTTTTATCTATATCTAAAAAAACATTGATATGAAATAAATTATTATCCATTTTATCACCTCTTTTCTATTTTAGTATGTATCTGGTACAATATAATTATACTACAAAATTTTGATTTTGTCAAGATGTTGTATAAAACGCTGTGATTGGATTGCAAGCAACACAATATCTCGTTAATGTAAATACAAAATTTCTTAAATACTGGCAGAAAGGCAGAGAAATCGTAAGTCCAAGCGCAAAAACAAGAGGATTACCATAAAAGTAATCCTCTTTTATATTATTATGAATAACAATAACATTTATAAATTAATATTGACAATCAGCACGACTTATGTTATAATATGTCATATAAAACATTTGGTTAAATTCGGAGGTATATTATGAGAGCAAACCCAAAACGTATCAAACAATACATTGCAATATCCTTAATCCTTTCATCAGTTCTATTATCTGGTTGTGCCGTCAAGATAGACGAAGTATCACAAAAGATGATGGATGATATCAACGCTATCGGAACAGTAGAAATCTCCGATGAAGAAGCTATTGAAAAGGCTGAAAAATTATATGCCACTCTTACCGATAAGCAAAAGGAGCAGGTCAATAACTATGCTGATTTGCTCAATGCCAGAGATGAATTAGATAGGCTACTTGAAGAAAAGGCTAAAAAAGATGCCGAGGAAGCAGAACGTCTTGCGGAAGAAGAACGTAAAGCCGAAGAAGAAAGATTAGAAAAAGAAAGACAAGAAAAACTTGCGTCTTATACACCCGAAGTGAAATATTGCGCCAGAGCCATTATTACTGTCAAGCGGGCATTAAAGAATCCTGATTCAATGGTTGTCCACAGCTTTTACTATGGTAAAACAGATAATGGGGAATCCGTAAATTTAGATGTTACTTCTGAAAATGGGTTTGGAGGTTCTAATAGAGACACTTTGTTTGTAACCGACAATGTTGATAAATGGGGGTTAGAAATTGTTACAACCGAGACGGGAATGGGAGTAATGAAAGATAATACTATAGTCGATAGTGAAATGACAAGATTATTAGATGAATATGATGATGTAGATAATGCTACCGTTCTCCAACTTGTCGATGAATATGAAGAAACTAAAGACATTTCTCTTATTTATTAATTATTTTCCATAATAATTTTACCCTATTCGTTACGAATAGGGTAATTTCTTTCTTAGTGAGCCATATTTTTCTACAAATCGACCTATAAATCCTACGATGAAACACTCATTTCATGACATCTCTTCAGCTATTTTGTTAGCCATATGATACAAGTAAACACAGCATCACTATTAAGTAATGCTGTGTTATTTTTATGCCTGTTTACTGCTTGCTAAGAAACTCATCAATGCTATTCTTGATAATATTCATTCTAGTTAAAATTTCATTCTTTGTTGTAGAATGATTACTATTGTATTCCTCGGGTGTGTTCCAAAAGAAATAATCTAACCAATCAGCAAGTTTTTCGGAATTATCAAGCTTGTTTACATAACGCAAATAACTTGTGAAATTGGTTATGTTGAACATCGTCTTTGCAACAGCAGAACCTTTTTCAACAAGAATATTATATGCTCCGAGCAACTTATCATAAATGCCGTTGATTTCTTCCTGCTTGTCCTCTGTTATTTCGAGGTTTTCAATTATTTCGTTAATATGCTTTCCCGAATATTTCGGCTCGTCCTCATACAGAGCAATATAAGTCTTTGCAATGATTTCATGATATTTCTTCTGGTTGAACTTATGTGCTGTGAGCATTATCTTGAAAATCTCATGCTTTGATAATGCTTCAAAATCATCCATATCAGAACGTCTTATTCTGGCAACATCAAAAGGTGTCATCTGCTCGCCAGAATTAATTCTGAGCATAATAAACCTCATTATTTCTTCCGATGTGTTATCGGCTATCAAGATATTCATAGAAGCCCCTCTGAGCTTCTCCTTGAGTTCTTCCGGTAACTGACTAAACTTGCAACCATTAACGTTGTAATAATGCCCGTTGCACTCAATCAGAGGGTCGTTTTTTAATCCGCACAGGGTGAACTCATCATTCAGATAAGAAACGATTGAGCCGAGCATTCTCTGCTTACCATCATACACCTGATAAAGCTTCATCTTCCCCTTGCCGACCTGATTTACTATGAATGCAGGCTGGAACTTATACAGTCCGGCGAGAATGGAATGAATGTATGCCGACTTTCTATCTTTCTTCCATACAACGGCTCTCTGCTGTGGGATTTCAAAATCAAGAAGTTTATTACTATTTGTGTATTTGATATAAATATCTCTGACACTCCATGTGTCACTATTAAGCTTTAAATCATCCGTGGACAGAATATGACTATCCTCGGTAATTTCAACCTCACAATCTTTGATTTTAGCCTTCTTAGAGCCGGCTGGCTTAGTCGAGGATTCCCCTTTTTTAGGTCTGCCTCTGTGGCTCTTAGGCTTTTCTTCGCGGTTATTTCCCACAACAGAATTTTCATCTATTGTTTCAGGCTGATTCCCCGGCTCTGTGTTCTGTGTGGTTTCATCAAATGTTACCTGCTCATCTTCAAATGCCATATTAACCTCCATGCTCCGTTTTGAAATTAAGAAATATATACCATTTACTAATTATTTATTTTATCATAATTTATTCCCTGTGTCAAGTATTTTATTCCGATTTTTATAAAAATAATTCGTGATTTAAGCAAAAATAAAAAATCCACCTTCGGATAGAAGATGGATTTTATTAATGTTTTTGATTTTAGCTTTGGTATCTCTTTCTTGCTTCATCTGCTGAATATTCATCAAGTAGATGCGATATTCCTTTCGGTGGCTTAACACCTGCTACGTCAAAAGCAAGGAGAATGTATCCATTAATAATGCTGTTACACATTCCGGAATTGACAATCTTATCAAAATACTCCGATGGTTTTCTCCACATTGCGAATGCTTCCTTCATTTCTTTCTGCTCAGCAGGGGAGAGGTCTTCAAAATTCATAAAATCTCCTCCTTAATTATATTGTGTTAGTAACTTCACAATTATTAGTAGCTTGAATACAATAATAAAACTTATATTTTTTGCCAGTTGGTGATATTGTATTAGGAGCACAATTGATATAATATTTATTTTCCCCTATCTGTACTATATCCCCTATGTTTAGTGTCTTATTTTTAACGAGTGCTAATGGGAAAAGGCTATATGTTCTAAATAATAAATTCATAGTGTTTTATTCCTCCATTCATCAAGATTGATTCCAAACTCTTTCTTCACATCACATTTTATACATTGTGGTGACAATGACTTTTCATCTACAGTTATAAATCCATTGTAAGGATAAAATTCAGTAACATAATAAATATCTGAATTCTCTTTTCTTAGAACAATATAACAATAAGTATTGCTTTCTCCGTCCTCTATTTTCTCATATTCAAAATCGTACACCTTTCCAACTATTAAATTTTGCTCAATCGTCATTTTATATACGCAAATGCCATTATTAATATCATAATAACGATTTATTGTTTTGTATTTTACTCGAGAAGGTTCATTCCTATGTTCTCGTATATACAAATTGGGCTTTCTCATAGTTCTTCCTCCTCAATCAATAAAAAATCCATTACAAAAGCCAGTGCAAACTATTTGTTCACGCAATCTCTTAACTTCATTTTCTAGATTTATAAAACATTGTCTCTCTTTTCTTCCATTTCTTTTATGAATATGATGACATTTCTCACAGATATATAAATTATCTTTCGAGATAAACCTGATAATTAAATTAATAAGATGATTTCTCTTAAAATTATTCTTTGGTTTCATAATAAAAATCTCCTCTATTCATTAAGTTATTGCAACAGTAACCTTTTTAACAACACAATGTTTAAATTCTTTTTTGAACATAATCTGTGTATAATGAGCATGATAAAGAAATTCGTTTGCTCGTTCTTCTGTCCTAAATTTTTCAACAAGATATAAACTTCTGCTAAAGTAAGGATATCCTTTAGCATAGGCATCGTATCCGAAAAATTTTCCTTCTTCATTTACAATAATAAAATATTTGTCATATATTTCAATAGACATTTGATAAAATTCTCCTTTCATCAGATGATAAAATAATTCAAACCTTTGACATTGATATCGTCCGAGGTGCAAAGAGGAACATAAAGTAATTCGTAACCACGTTCATAAATTTCACTGTCTTCAACTACCTCAATGTGTATCATTTTGAGCAACTGTTCTTTTATTCCTCTGTGGTATTCCCATATATCATCTTCATCAGAATTATTGTACCACTTGTACCATTTCTCTCCATGTAAAATATATGTTGCTAAAATAAAGTTTACGATTGAAGTTTTGAATCTGTCAAAATTTATTTTGTTTGTGTCAAATGGCTCAGAACGGTTGTCACTTAATCTCTCCAACAGATGTTTCCCAAGCCAATCCAATTCATAATAAAAATCACTGTCGTGCAATGTTATCATTAAATACTTCATAATTATCACACCTTTCTTTCCTTAAACTTTATTCCGTGTTTCTCAAGCCAATCTATAAGAGGATTAAAGTAACACTCTGGTCTTATAATATTTGGTACATTTTCTTGTGCCCACTTAAAGCTCCAATCAGACAATTCTCCACCATATGAAAGGTAATTCAGTTCTAGTCTGTGCAACCAATCAGCCGTTTCTAAATCATAGTTTTCATACAGATATTTAGACGGTAAATGGCTTACCCATTCCTCTACAATATATTGTCTATGATTTAATTTTGCTATTTTAGACTTCGTGAGTTCGTGTATTAAATCCATTCCTTCTTCTTCCATATCGTTAAGAGTAAAGAATGCCTTGATAATTTGAATATCGTTATCGCCGGTTAAATTCTGATTAGCTACGAGTTCCTTTAAAGTTGTCATATTTTTAAGTCTTCCCATTGTTTATTTCCTTTCTTTCACAAACAGAAACAATATCTTCGATTTCTAAGTCTTTCCCATTTAGTTGAGGCTTTTTGGTTTCGGATTCAACAAGGTCAATTTTCAATTCTTGACACAGTTTAATCATTTCTTCTTCATTAAACATATCATTCCTCCAAATAAGGATTATCCTTCAATCTCTCATCACAGCCTTTGGCGAGAAGAAATTTTCTCCATTTAAACTGGTCTTCATAATCAAGAGAAAAATCTATATCAATAGACGATAGACTCAAAACTACCTCTTCAGTAATTTCAAAATTTTCTGTTTCACCATCATTCCATCCATCCGTAGTAATATCTGCTGTGATTTCATTAAATTCTTTATCTCTTTGAATATTCTCAATCTTAATTGGGTGGAAAATATCCGTAAGGATAAATCTGATTTCTTCGTCTGTTAGAGATAAAAATTCTCGATACTTCATTATATAACCACCTTTCATTAAACATTAACAACATCAATTTCATTTAAATTAGGTTTAAGTAATTCCCATGCTTTCAAAACAGCTTCCTCAATTTTGTCTCTACCAACAAATTCTTCATATTTACGCATGATGTATGTGATTCGTTCTTCACGATTAAGTTTACGATAATCCCAATCTTCACAAAAAGTTTCTGAAAAATAACGATATATTTTTTGTCTTGACGTTTTATATTTTATATCTGCAATTCTCCATACAATTTTTGAAGATAAATCATAGAAATCCACAATAATAATTATGTCCTGATTGTTTTCGTTTCTATATTTTAAAGCTTCTATTCTCATAATTATAAACCTTTCATTAAATTATTCCAATTCCTCAATCATCTTCTTGACACGCTCAATTTCTTCCGATAAAACGGAGTTTTTATTCTACAATCTGAATGTCCTTTAGGGTCAATTTATGATCTTTCATCCAAATTCGGATTACAGATAGCATAACATTTTCCCATATGTCAATAGTGCCGAGAATAATGCTTTCAGACAAAAAATATTTTATAAAATATGGAATAAATTTGTAATCATTCATCTTATAGAACGACATTCTTCCATCAGGATAAAGAGATATACTTACGCTATTTTTTATAGATAAAGGACGATCGCACTGGTACATCCCTGTAAAAATTCCATAAGTAATATGAATTTCATCCCTATCATCCACATTAAAATTTTCCACTTTTACAACATATGTGCCAGAAAACCTTGTATGGAATGGTCTATCGACCGTTTCTACCCTGTTTGTTTGGGCAGAGTAATAATCAGTAAATCCACACTTCAACATCTTTTCTTTAAAATTAGTCATAATCTATCCTCACTTTCTAATTCTCAAAAAACGTTGGGCAAATTCCAACATTAGGGCTATCTATGCGTTTCCTGCAATCCTCAATAGTAGTAAAATAATACGGTGAAAACCAATAAGGCATATATCTTTTTTCTCCATCGACTTCAATCATGTAAATAGAATTGCCCTTATATTTTTCTACTTCAAATTGCTTTATATACACTTTATAACATTCCTCATTGCAGAATAAAGAACGTCTTGCCTTGCTGTTATAGCCTTTGTATGCCAATGCCCAAGTCTTAAAATTACTTTCACCAAGTTCCTTGTGGCAATATTCACAAATAGAATTGTGCATAATTTATTCCCTCCATATTCTTTTATCAGAGTAAATGTTGCCCGTGATATTTTTCAGTGCAGTCATTGCACCGAGTATCTGTGTGATTTTCTTCCTCATTGCTAAATCACGTTCATCTTTGGCTTGCTTTTCTTCCGGCGTAAGGTCAACAAGTTTCTCTTGATATTCCTTTTGTATGAGTTTTTCTTTGTTGCGTTTGACTTTCTTGCTCATGCAGTTCATATACTTAATCCTCCTCTCCTTCATAATTGCCGTTTTCCATACTAAATCCACACCAATGGCAGTATGGAAATCTGTGTCTGGAAAATTTACGGCAATGAGAACACTTATATGCTCTTGAATTATAGGTAATTACTAAATCACCAAAATTACTTGCAATGACTTGTAACCATTCTGCTGTGTTTCCGGATTGAATAGGCTTATCAGTTTTAAGATTTTTAAGATCTTTAAGGTTTAATTTCTTGATTTCTCCATTCTCGTCTTTATAAAAGAAACCGCCTTCTTCGCCGGGGTTTGGTTTGCGGACAGTAAACCCTACCATTTCTAAAGCTTCTATCATTATTCTATGTGATTCCTCTGAATCTGTAGGGAACTTTGGGCGTTTTTCTTCCATATAAACTATACCTTTCTTAATATACAACTATTATTTTCTCCTTATTATATCTGGGTTACTCAACCCTCAATTCTTTATCAATAACATCTGACTCATTAACAAGCATTTCACACACAAGCCAGTTATCTATTTCGGCAAAATTTATTAAATCCTTTGCAATCCCTTCCCATAAAATGTCGCCTTGCATAGTAACTACTGTAATTTTTCTGTTTTCACTAGCAGTACCTTCCTCATAAATGATTTTAGCAAGTCCCTTTAATTTCATATTATTTACCTCCTGTATTCCTCAGAATTGAATTTTATCTGTTATCTGGATATGACTTGTAATAAATGCCCTTATAAATGGCTTTGTTAAGCCATTCTTTTGAGCAAATTTTCCGATGAAATGTTTATTTTATCGTTTTATGCCATCTACCATTTCTAAATGCCCATTCCTCAAGATTCCGTTCCGAATACGCAGGTATACGGTCATAATCCCATTTACTAATTGACGTATAAACGCCATTAATATTATCTATATAAAATTTTCCATCATCACGATGGATTCTCTTAGCGTCGGTCAATACTTTTGTATAGCACATATCCATAGCATAAGTCTTTGATGTTGTTGCTCTCTGGTGTCTTGCTGTCATAAAACTCATCCTTTCAGATTATCGGTTTCCTTTTACATATTCTACGAGTCTATCGAGCAACTGCTGGTTTTCTATATTAAAAGCTAACACAAGCATTTTTAACTAATTCAATGTCAGAAGGGAACGTATAATATTTATCAAAATTAATAAATCTTACTAAGGCTAAATTGCCATCGTATCCCTGAAATATCCCTGTTTCACCTATATACCTTCCATGAAGATTGTCTCCGTCATCTATGTTTCTTATAGAAACAATATCACCTATCTTAAACATATTTTTATTTCTCCTTTCAAACCACTACAGCAAACATCCGTGTCTGCATTTCCAATCATTTTTTCTATCCCGGCAGATACCTAGCAACTCACATTGCTGGCAATCCTCTGGCAGTTGTTTGATTTTCCATGCTTCAAGTTTCTTTTGCTTATAGGCTTTAATCTGGCATTTTATCCAGTTAATCAAGTTCACGGCTATATTTGCCCTCTGCGATATCTTTCATACACCACTGCATTTCCTTTGTAGGTTTCATAGTTTTAATCCTCTTAAATCAATTCCCAGAATGTCCATTATGTAATCTGGCTCTAAGCCCAAATTATCCATGATGATATCTGCACCATCACTACATGGTCTGTTCATTAATTCTTCCTTTGTTTCTCTCACGAGGTCTATTGCTTCCTGCTCTGTCATGTTGTCACGTTCCATCAGGATTTTTACTACTGTGTTCATTATGTATTCTCCTCCGTTTCTATCCAATAACACCTAACGCCAAATTCTCCATCTTTAAGTCCGTGAGATTTAGCCCATGTTATAGCTTCTTTAGTTGTATCGAAATGTTTTGCATAGTTTTCAAAATCTACACATAAGGTAAAACTTCCGTCTCCGGTGTATTCCTCAATATAGTCGCCGTATTCAAAGAGTTCAAGAAAACAGATATATCGTCCTGACATTATGTATTCCTCACTTCTCATCAAGATTTATTCCGTAAATGTCTTTCATCCAGTTGCGGATAACTCTGCCATAACCTATAAGACCTTCCCACTCACAAACACAATCAAAGATTTTTGACTGGCTCATAGCATTGATTTCATCGTCTTTGCTTGTGTCTGTTGATTCAAGGTCAAGGTTCTGGCGTACAATACGAAGTATGTTTTCTGGGTATGTCATTGATTTAATCCTCACTTTCAGTATAATGCTTTCTTCATACGGTATGCAAAACCCGTAAAGCATTTATGTATTTCTTCCTTGATTGTGGCTGCGGTCAGAAACCTGTAATCATTCCGTGTGGTGATTATTCGGTAAACCTCGTCCTCGGATATCTCGCAGGCATCCTCGCCTGTGTCATCGTCATGATATTCATTCTCTGACATAATGTTGTCTATGTCTTTGTAAAGGTTTGATATACGTTTCATGTGTACGCTCCTCCTATATTCCTGTTGTTTTAAGTAACACATTATTTAGCTCTATAGCCTGTTTGTACGCTTCTCTAAGAGAAACATTGTCTATCACGGTTTCGATATGTTTTCTCCGATCGTCATAAACGCAAATTGAGTATTTGTAGCTCATCTGCTGAGCATTACCTAAATGCTCATGCACCACAAGGCAATAATTTTTGTCTTTTCGGCTTATTATAGCCAAAATGTCTTTTACTCGTTTCCGTGATACTCGTTCAAAGACATTACATTCTTTGCCTTGTATTGTTATTTTTCCCACAAGAGCCTCCTCATACTTCGATTACCTTATACCAGAAATTTTCATCTCTTGTATTTATAGCTGCCGAGTCAGCTTTTAGATTACTTCCTCTATCTGCTCCCAGTATTCTTCGGGAACGTCCTCACCGAGGATATCATAGAGTAAAGCAACTTCTGTTTGAAGTTTAGCAGTAAGATTTGCTGTTTCCCAAACCGTTTTAGTGGTAAACTCTTTTTTGTTCAAGTCTTGAAGTTCGGCCAGCTTTGAAAAAAGCATCTGTAAAAGTTCCTGCTTGGTTTTCATGACGTATTCTCCTCATAGAATATTGATTTTATCATTCAATTGCCGTAAGTAAATGTTGTTGCTAAGTGTTCAGTTGCCCAGCAACGTGTAACTCCATTCGGGAATGTGACCTGAGTAACACTATTACCTTTCTTATTGGTATAGGTCTTAGTTTCAAGATGATTTCTCTGGATATAATCCGTGAGGCTTTCCGGCTTTTCAGTGGTTGATGTGTGGCACATTTTCATCAGAGTTTTAGTGTCTTTGGTGCTTCTCATTCCAAGCAATTTTGTGGCTGCTACGATTTCTTTATTAGTCATGATTTTATCCTCCCATGTAGCATGATTCCTCATGCTTATTATACCATATATTCAATGTCCCGTCAACGTGTTTTTGTGTTGTTTTCAGCACAGTTAATTCAGAAGTGTCTGCTGATTTCTTCCTCTGAATAACCGAGCTTTAATAGCTTCCGTATGTGCTTTTCTCTGCATCTCTCGCTGCTGATATATGATACTGTTGCTATGTTTCCATAGCGTATATACCAACATCTTCCGCAGCCGGAATAGTTGCCGTATCTGGGCTTTATCACTTTAATCTATCCTCCCACTTGATTCTAGGGTCGTTCCAACTTGTCCATGATTCCTGACCTCTCATGCACTTGTTGAGATGACCATACCAGATTCTATCGTTATCCGCTACGAATTTTCCGTAACGCTGCTGAGCAGGTGGCATTCCCTTACCGATGTACATATCTTTGGAATCACAAAAGATGGCAAATAACAAACAAAGTATTCCAAACATCAGGCTATCACCTTCTTCCGCAGGTCAGCTCTCGGCAGTTTCCGTAACTCTACTTTGTAGCAGGGTAGTGGCTTCTTTGTGAGATTTACTGTTTTTCTTAATGATATCATGATTTAATTCTCCTTAATGTAATTCTTTTCGTTGTATTTCTTCCATTCTCTTGCTACTGAATAAGGGATATTTACTTCAACCTCAACGGCATTCCTTGCTATGGGCTTGACTTTACTCCAGATTTCCATTGTAGCAAAAGATGTACCACATAATCCGTTTGTCAGCGGGATTGTGACTTCTTTCCCATCATCAGTTACTTTAACGAAAATTTCCGTGCCCCGTTCCATTATGTTGCTTAATTCAAGAATAGTCATGTTAATTCCTCCTTAACAATGGCAATCAAATTCTGATAATCCGATTCTGCCTTCAGCCTCTATGTAATTAGTTATGCCTTCAATGGTTATTCCGTATTCATCACACATATCCGGTTCATCTTCTGCAAAACTTTCAGCATATGCAAGGCACATTTCACAGATATTTGTCACTGTGGTTTCAACCTTATAGTTGTATTCCTTGATTTTTCGCAAAATAATTTGTGCTATTCTGTCCATAAAACACATTTTATCCTTTGGATAATTCGTGTAGTCTGTTTCGGCTATCCAAGCGCCTGTTTTGGTTATCATTGCAAAACCTCCTCATAGAATTGTTATTTCATTGCTTCCATACCATCCGTTGTGTTAGGCTCGGTATGAAGTATTGTCGGAGCTTTTCGGCTTGATTTATGACGTTTTGTGTAGGGATTTTCCGTCATCAGGAATATGCGGTCATTGTCTGTTTTTGTCCACATTAAAGGACTATGTATTATCTTCATTACTGTTACCTTCCTCAATAGAAATCACTCCGCAGGGCACATCTCCGTATGCACAGCTTTTCCCGCTAAAATGCCTCATGCAATCGTTTAATATACAAGCCTTTTGATAACCGTTTAAGCTATCAAGACTAATCTTTTTCCCGTTAAAGTCTGTCAGCGTATAACGATCAGGGAATTTTTCATCGCCATACAATGTGTAGATTGCTTTGAAGTCACGGAGATATGCAAGAATGGCTTCAACCTCTTCCGCTGTTATATTAGGCTTCTGGCGGTGTAAATCCGCTTCAAAATATTTCTTATCATCTATTGTATAAGTTACTTTGCGCATGATTCAATCCCTCCTCAACATCTAGCCATGATATCATTCATCATGGCTGCGTATTCTTCCATTGTCAACGGCTTTAGCGTGCCGTTATTACGCTCTAGACAAGAAGATATATAATCCTCAAAGCTGTTGTTATACTCCTGTCGTTCCTCGGCGGTTAGCTCGTCAAAAATTTTCCGCAAATATTCACGGTTGATTATATAGCCGTGTTCAGTGTCAAGATAATGTGTTGTCATGGTTTATTGTCCTCCTTAATGATAGACTACAGTTGCATTGTTTATCCGCTGGTTATTCTTTTTGTCTCTGAGAAATTCCGTGATCTGTTCCTCAGTTTTGAAATCAGGCACTTTACAACGAAAATATAATTGCTTCCGCTCAATCTCTTTTTCGTTCTCATCAAAGCGTGAGAAAATAACCATTATATAGCGTGTGTTACCGTTCCATATTTCGCCTTCATTGTCGATATTGTAGCTTCCTATATACTTAACCATATAATTATTACCCTCCTATTTAGTTATTCCGTTAGTGTTTGGTGATCCGTCAAGAGTTCATGCACTCAATCTGGATATATTGCCGGGAGCATTGCCCGGCTCGGTAGTGGTGATTAGTACTCAAGTGAGAAATAAGCGTTACCAAATGTATCTTTCATTCCGTCAAGAAAATAGCGCAGCTTCTCGGGATTCTGCTGGAGTTCGGCGAAAATACTATTCAGTTCTTCCGCGCTAATCTGCTTGCAAATATCCTTTGCGCGTGAAATTGCTATAGACTGCCCGATTCCGTAAATATCATTGATGTTAAGCTTCATAGTGTAAATTCCTTTCTGTTTCTGTTTTTATTGGTACTCCTTTTATCCTCATGCGGATGATCGGGAGATATGCAGCGGAGACGGTTTTATTTCTCCGCTGATAGGTGATATGATTGAATTACCAGTTGTAGACTTTACCGCCCTTTTTGGCTTCATCAAATATATCACAATGTTTTCTGGCTAGTCCGTGATCTGCTCGATATCGTTTCAGGGCTTCGCGCTTACTGTAGCCTAAGTATAATTGATTATTGATTTTCAGTCCACCAACAGTATAATAAATGTGTATATGCATTGTAAATCCTCCTATCAAATGTGGATTTTATTGTAAATTAATCCCAGTTAAATACAAGCTGCGGGAATGCCTTTTCAAGTTCTGCTGAGTCTATGCAAGTATAGTCACCTATTATGCGCCCTTGCTTGTATATGTTGCCTCTGTACCGTGCATCAAGATCATTAAAAGTAATGTCGATTTTGTCCGCTTCTGTTGGATTATCTCCATACCACATATCAATTTTAATCATCCCTTTACACCTCCGTCAATTAATTTCGCCTATTTCACAAAGATAATTTAAAGCATCTTTGATTATCTCAGGGAAATTATCATAAATTTTCCCGTCCTCGTCATAATCTATGCCTTCATTATATCGGCGGTTCATCTTTTTTGCATGGTATTTTCTTGCCTTATATAGCGCATTTTCCCATGTAATTTTCCCGTAAGTGTCCATAACTTTTATAACCTCCTATTAAATCTTTTAGCTATTCCCGTTCTGTAATGGTTTTGAGTGACTTATTCAGTCCGACAAAAGCGACTTTTCAGCCGTTTTTGTTTCGTCTTAATTCTCAAAGACTCATCAGGGACTTTAATTAATATTAAACGTAATTATGCCTTTGCAGTCCTCAAACACATTATCAATGCTTGTGACATCTGCTTGTAATAATTCATCTGGAACATCTGATATAAAACCAGTATATATAACTTTTTCCTTTTCGTTACTCCAGATTGAAAACACCTGCATTTCAGGATCAACAAACATTTCAATAATTTCTTCTACTGTAAACATCTTGTTTACCTCCTCAATCAATAATTTTCCGTGAGTGCAGCGCCGATTATTTCAAGGGCGTTTCTGTTGGCGAAAATCTCCGCTTCCTTGCTATTTGGCAAATAGGCGCAAAATACAGCGTCCCTATTGTCTTTGAATGTGTAATACATGGTTAAATCCTCCTTACTTTTCTGTTTAGTTCTGTTTGTGTTGTGTTGATGACGACTTTAAGCGTTTCAAGCTCTCAGCCGATATATAAACGGTTTATTTTTCGCCTACTCCGTAAAAGGGCGGTGCAGTGCAATAATTAAAGATAATTCGACTTGAAAATTTTTCCGATATCTTCATAGTTGGTGAAAATAGGGCATTTTTTTGAAATGTATTCTTCAAGTCCAGCATTCAGACAACAGAATATTGTATCAACGTTGTATTTCACTTTTATATGATCATTATTGTTTATTTGTTCCATGATAAAATTAACTGCTTCATGGATTATGTCTATTTGCTGGAAGTGACAGCTACAAGCGTTGTATCTCCGTTTAAATAAATCACCATTAGAAAAAGCATAATTGTAAGCAATTACTGCTTCAGCAGTACACATTTCCAACAGCGTATTCTTGATTTTATGGTACTTTAATTTCATTTTCTGTCGTTCCTCCATGGTTGATATAGTGATATTGAGTTTAACGCCCTCCGGCGTGGAGATCGTTTTATTTTACGTTGCAACGATTAAACAACGATTGATGTATTATCGGGCGTCAAGTTGGATTTGTTCAAGTGCAAAATTCCAGATCGTTGCACTGTCTTCTTGATTTAGTCCATGTGTATTCATATAGCGGAATGAAAAACCGTTTAGAATGCAATTACAAGCACTAATAAAAGCACGTTCTGCAGCGTATTCACGGTTGAAGGGCTTGCAAGGTTTACGGCGGTTGAATAGTCGTTTCATGCGATTAATCCCTTCTCAAATGTAAGATATTCTAAACGGTTATTTTCATCTTTTGAAAGCGCCTTCAAGGCGATATCAAATAAATATCCACTTCCGCAGATAGATATATAACCCGCTTCAACAGCTGTGTTAATTTTCCACATAGGAATATTAAAATGGCTTGCAATATCCTTTATTGTCTCACGGCTAATTATTGATGTATCGTCAACGCCGTAAAGACTATTTATCAATTCAGCTGAATAAAGACTATGTCGCAGCGTTCCAACAGTTGATATTAAGTCAGCTTTTACAAGTAACTTAATATCATCGGTGTTGATGTCGCCTGATTTAATCAGGGCTTTTAATTCTGCTGTTTCAGCAGTTGTAAAAAAGTCTATTGATCTCATATATTTAGTCTCCATTCTATTTTAATTTTACGGCTGTCGCCGTTGGTGGTGGTTTTGTTTTTCGCCTAAATAACCACTAAAAACGGCGGGGAAATTCAGTCTATAGCCTTTTTAATTTCACGATAAATCAGTCGTGTTAAAAAAGCTTCGGCTTCACGTTCGTTATATTTTGCTTTTTCGTTGTCTGTCTCTTCAAGCAACGTTGCAAGCAGGTCAACGGCGCTGACGTTGTAATAATAATCATCGTTAAAAATTGTTGGCAGTCCCTGCATATAATCTGTAAATGCTTCAAGTTCCGTAGCATTGTTTTGTATTTTGTTATAGCCTTCAGCACGGAAAACTTTGTAGACTGTTTCAGCAACTACAGAAAAATCTGTAGTATTGTTAAGTTCCTTGTATTCGTCATAACTAGACGGATCGAAATTAGCGATGATGTAAGCGCGGATGTTTTCGGATGCCTTTTTAGAATTAGTTTTTAACATGATTTTATCCTCCTTGATGTCGGTATGTCTGTTTGTGCTCTGCTTTTCTTGATTTTGGTGCAGGCTTTAAAGTTCATGCGCTTTATTGCCTGATATTGTCCCGGCTGATTGAGTCCGCCGGGCGACTGGTGATTGATTTAGCAGATATCCGTTAAATCTGCTATAACATCATAGCGATCGATGCCGTCAATATCTGTATAATGATACTTTAATAAAAATGCTTTCTGTCCTTTTTTTATCTGGAGATTAAGCAAAAACTTCATTGTTTCTGCTTCTGTTTCAAAAAAGTGCTTTTCATAGGCTTCTTCGGTAAAAAGATCAATTCTGTATTCTTTCATGGTGTTTTGTTCCTTTCTGCCTGTCGGGGTTGACTTTTACCAAAAAATATGGTAAAATAAAAAGGTGTAAAGCCTTTGATTTAGACTTTACACCTTTGGAGATTTGCGCTTTAGGTTATGGGGTTATTCTGGTAATTCTGTTGGCTGCAACTTCAATTTGATTATATTCATTTCTGAATCAATCATTTTGACTGTTTCAACGGCGTTTTCCTTTTCGGCTGTTTCTTTGAGTCGCTTTAACATTGCGTATTCATCAATTAAATAGCCGTCGTACTGTTTATCAGTTTGTCCCATCTCATTCACCACCTTTTCACCACCTTTACAATAGATTAGGTTTTCGCCTATGTCTATTATAACATGGTTTTAATTTGGTGTAAAGTCTAAATTTTCAAAGAGCTTATCAAGGGGTCTGGGTTTTTGCTGTTTCCCTTTGACGATATCATTATATCATGTTTCATTGCATTTTTCTAGTGGTATTATACACAAAAGTATCATGTTTCATTGCATATAAATTGTGCAAAATGTACAAACATTTAAATTTTGCATAGCTTCATGTACAATATATTGTGGTGCTTTTTATGAATTAATCAAGGAGTTGTGTTTTAATGAATACAAAAGCAAAAATAAAAGCTGTAAACAAATATAATTCTAAAAATTACAAATCTGCTACTTGCAGATTCAGAATACAAGATATAGAGGTTTATAATAACTATGCTATTAAATGTAGAGTATCTACAAACAGTATGATTACAAGCTGTATAAATTACTGCATAAATAATAATATAGATATTACCGGTGGTATAAAGCTAAATCAATCTGAAGCGGATACTATATCAGATCTGCAAGATGATACAACCGATAAATAATAGATATCGCTTGTAATGTGCTTAAAATGCGCTGTACGGCGTTTTTGTGCGTTGGTAGTATAGTTATACCTTTTTGGAGTGTATGCGTGTTGTAGGGCTTGTAAAAGGGCTTATATGCGATTATAAAAATTAGCAGTAAATTGGGACTGCTTGCAGGTGATATCTGCTATCTGCTATGATCTATTATATAGAGGATCGCCCGGAGCGCGTCGCAGATATTCGGTTGATATGTGTTTTTGATATAGACAATATGCAAAATAAACATAAATAGATCATCTGTCTGCTTGCAGTCTGGATAAATAGGAATATTAATTATTAAGTAGATAAATGATTTTATGCATAAAGGAATATTGATTAAGCGGTTAAAATGTACATAGCTTGAATTTGTATGCACATTCTGGAACGTAATTCTACAATAGATAGGACTGCAATGTCAATAGCTAAAATGTACAAAATTATTTAACTGCTGCATAGATGAATTGTGCAATTTGATTAGTGATTTTAGACTGCTGAAAATATCGCAAATAAAGGCGCTGAGAGGCTCTATAAGCGATATTTTTAAAAGGGGTATAAGTATATAGGCAGGGCGTTAAATTGCGATTTTAGGCGGTACAATTTGTAGCATGGTTTAGTAGTACAAATTAAATTTAGGTACAATATGTTGTGGTGATTAGTGAAGAATAATTTGGTGAGTAAAGCAATATAGAGTGAAATTGTGCACAAATGGAACGGTGAATTTTTGTTGAAATTGACGGAATAAAATGGAACTGCTGAAGCTAAAGGACTGAGGTTTTTATTAGTCTTATTAAGTGAATAATAAGTAGAAATTAAGTAAAGGAATAGATTGTATTAAGTAAATAATTAATGATTTTTAAGCAAAACATGTGATTTATTAGGCTATTATTATAGAGTAAATTAAGATGTGAATAAAAGGAAATTAAGTAAATCAATTTGATATCAAAATGATATCAATTATCAAATTAACGAACTGCATTATATCACATATATTTCAATATATCTTGTATAATCTCTTGTATTCTCTTTTTATCTCTTATATTCTCATTTTTATATTGTTTCTAATTTTATATTGGGACGTTCTCAGTAGTCTATTTTAATTCGTCTGATTTTGGGCTATTTTTGACTATTTCGGGACTGCTTACAGATTATTTTCTATGTTGCTTTTCTCCAAAAAGCAACATAGAAAATAATATCTATAATACTTATGGGCGGGGTAGGTTTACATTTGGAAGCAACTTCCAGAACCGCGCCCGGCAGGTAGTAGTTTCACTCCACTCACACAAGGTAAAACCGAAACCGACACCCATTCTCCTAACCTTAAATCCAATTTTAATTTCAATCTTATCAAAATTTCTATGTTCGATTCCTCACTTCGAGACAAATCCACCTTATTAAATTCAAACTCAAAATTATTATTCTAAATTTATATTATATCAAAATCATACAAAATCATACAAAATCCATGCTAAAATAAATTATTATTACTTATCAGAATTCAATCCCTTAAACCTAATCAATAGCCAACTTAATCAATATCAATTTCAATATTATATTCTATTTTTGCCTTTTGATTTATTTTCAATTAGCTCCAATTCAATCATTTCCCAACCATATCTAAGTCCTAATAATCTAGTCTCAATCTCGAACCCACAAAAAATTATTAAAATCTAATACAAAATTACAATGTCTTGCCTTAAACTATCTCCAATTAGACACAATCATTTGTCCTCGCTCAGACTAGGGCAAACAAGACAAAATCATATCCAATAAAATCTTTATAACCGAAGAATAATAAAATTTCAATATTTTTAATATTTCTCAAAGAAAAAATTTAATTTCCAAAAATAACAAATAAAAACTTTTGCAATAATATAATTCAAATTTTATAGATATAATATATTCAGTTGAAATTACTGTTGCAATAGGTAAACCTTTTTATAATCCTAAACTAATCACTCACAGTGGTATTTTACATTAAAAATCAAAATATTCATACATAACTCTAATCATCAGAATAATGACTTGACAAAAGAAAATTAATATGTTATAATCAATATAGTAAATTCTTTAGACAATATTAAAAATGGTAGGAAGTGATGATATTTAGGAATTGAGATAAGATAATCTAAAGATAAATATTCTATTAAAAATCTACTTTTTCTTTTTTGATGACAAACTCGTAACCCTAACCAAATTTGCTGTCACTACGTTCCGCAAATTTGGAGGGTTACGACTTATCGCCAAAAAAGAAAAAGTAGCAAAAAGAAAAAAGCGATAAGATGTATAAATTTTGATAAGTATTAAAAATATCATTTTTAATTAGATAAATAAGGAGATGATATATTTGATTGAAGTAAAATAAAATTTGAATGATATTGAAGTAATAAATAATAATACTCTATTCTTCTTTAAAATCATTCAAATTTTTATACTAAGTTTTATATTATGATTTAAGTTATTCTTGGTTACAATCTCACGGGTTTATTCAAATTTGAAAAGGAGAAATTTTTTATTATGGAGAAAATTAAATACAAAAATTATAATGAAAACAATTTGGATATTAGCAAACTTCAAGCATATATTGAAGATAATAATCATGAAAGAGGAGAGTATTTTAACGTAGTAAAAAATTATAAAGTTATGTGCGATTTGTTGGATGAAGAGATTTCAGCAGGTGACTCTAAAAAAGCTCAGATAAATCGTTGGAAGAGATATTTTGATTTTCATAGAGATGGTCAACATTATGTAATTGATGAGATATATGATGAGCCTTTTACTACTGATGATGCTCGTAAGCGTAGAGAGGGGTTGTATGTAAAGTATATAGAGCTTCTTTTGCTAGAGTTCTTGTCCAGACAGCAAGATTATAAAGTAACTGTTGGGAATAAGGAAATGTATCGTATCCTCGGTATGACTAATGATAGGTATGATATAAGAAATAAATTAGGAACAAAAAGAGGAAATGAGGTAATCAGACAAACAATAATGAACAATGAAGATGAATTTGTTTTCTCTGACTTCCCTATGGTGTCTAGTTTTGATGTGAATAATTTTTATTTTCGGGCAGAGCAGAAATTGAACAAGATATTATATTCTGCTCTTAGAAGTATGAAGAATCGATGTCTTATAGACTATAAGAAAGTAAATATTATTGCTAGACCTGACCCAGATACAAATAATCTTGAATTTAGAGAGTCTAATGCTTATGAGGATAAGTTGATACTTGAAGCTAAGAGCCACATTATTAAAGAGATGGGCTTCAATAATACAATGGAAGTGATGTTATGCTATAAGAGTGATGAGTTCTTTGAAAAGTTTAATGATTATATAAAGAACGAATATGGTTGGGATAGATGTTATCCACAGCTTAGAGTGGTGTATATTGATAATATTGCTAAACAGATACCCCTGAAGGCAGAAGAAATACGACAGCTATCTACTGAGGATAGAAAAACACAATTGAATGCAGAAATAATAAAATGTCTTAATATTCAAGCTGAAAAGAAATATGAAGATAATTGGAATAAATTCTTAGAAAGCGAGGGTGATAGACTAGACAGAGAACAGGCAATGGAAGCAGAGCAGATGAATGATACTGATAAATTTTTAATAGAGGTTGATGAAGAAAAGCCTTTCTTGTATAGGTCTAATTATGTGGAGATACAGAGAGCGTTAGCTGATTATCTACTAAATATTCACTTTAAGCCATTAGAGGTAAATCCTAAGAAGAGAAAGGATGACAATAAAGAATTAGATAAAGAGTTTGATGAAGTATTAGATAATTTATGATTATTATTGAATTATACTGTTGAGGATTTATTATAAAAGGACTAAAGCAAAAATGAGTATGAATAATTTGAAGCTTATTACTACCGAGAATTTTGAAGATGTAGCACCGTGTGATTTTTGGGTTGATATCAATGATGAGTATTTCCTGACTAGGGAACAAATTGGTAGAGCGTTAGGGTATAACAATCCAAGTGAAGCTATCAAGAAGATGCATCAAAGGCATCGAGAGAGGTTAGACAAATTTAGTTGTTTGATAAAGAGTGAAATAAGTCGAGAATCAAATTTTGAAATTAAAGATAGAGGGAATATTCAAAAAAGAATATTATATAGTTTACAAGGGGTATTACTTATAATTCAATATTCACACGCACCAAAGGAATTAAAAGAAAAATTATTAGAAACAATCAATAACAAAATAGGCGACAAGGAGTTTGTTGTAATTACAGAAAGAAAAGAACTTTCTTTTGTGAATGATTTGGAAGAATTTTTGTCGGTATTTAATTTAAAAGGCATAGCACAATATAAAGTAGATGATAAATATAGAATAGATTATTATATCCCTGATTTGAAAATTGCTATAGAATATGATGAAAATGGTCATAAAAATTATGATAGAGAAAAAGAAAGAATGCGAGAAGAATATATAAAAAATAAATTAGGGTGTAAATTCATTCGAGTGCCAGATGACAATTCTGATATAAAAAACATTGGGATTATTGCAAAAGAATTGTACAATTATGTTCAATAAAATACATAAGATTTTTATATCACGAAAGGATAAACAAACATGAAAACAATTATAACACTTGTAAAACTTACTCCGGAAGAGCGTGAGGTTCTTATCAACATTTCTGCTGATGAGAATGGTAAACTTTGGGCAGAAGTAGATACAACTATCCAGAAATATGCTAACAAGTGTATTAAGCAAGGGTGGGAACAGACTTCGGAGACAAGGCATACTGACGGTAGTTGGCAGGGTGCTACATTCCGTGCGCCTGCAACAGCTATAAGTATTCGCAATCCTAATGCAAAAAGAACTATGTCTGATGAGCAGAAGCAAGCTATGGCTGAAAGAATGAAATTGATGAGAGAAAAGAAAGGCAATAATGAGGTGACAGATGATGAAAACAATGGCTAATAATGAAAATGATATTAAGGAATTGCAAGAAAAAGAAAGAATAGAAGAATACAGAAGTTTTCTTTATATGGAGCTTCTTGCACTGAAAATGCCATACAAAGAAATATTATCATTAGTATCAGATGAATTGATTATTAATTCTATAAGAAATCATAGAAATGTTGAAGATGTTGCATGGGCATTAATACAATAAAATATAATAATCAAAAATTGAATGAATTTTGAAAGCCCAATAAAGAAAATTTCAATATAACTGCCAGAGATAGTATAAGTTCATTACTTTGATGATTGGTATAAATTTTCATTGAATTGAATATAGAAAATTTCATCAAATTTTTGATTTTAGAAAAGAGGTGAGTATATACATAATGGATATTGGAGATGTTGAAAACTTTTGGGATTTTGGTGTTTTTGCAAAGAATAATGATATTTCTGTTGGTAGAGAACATTTTTATTTGGATAGTCAGATAGCTTGGTATCGAGGCGATTATACAACTGACAATTATTGTGACAAGGATATGTACAAGAGTGAATTGAATAGATATTTGCAAGAAAATGTTTATGAGAATATTTAAGTAGAGGAGGGGTATATTGATACCTCAATATACTAAAGAGGAGATAATAGATGCCTTGTATGAAAATAATATAAGGTGTGAAGATTGCGAATTTTGTGATTTCCCAATTGGTAAAACACCCGAAGGATTTATTTCAAAATGTAAACGTATAGATCATAATATAATTAGATTTGCACCAAGTATTTTTTCCGGGCATCACACTGATTATAATCAGCATATTTGTAAAGAGTTTGTGCCTAACAAGAAATATAAATTGCTATATGAAAACTGGACGAATTATAATGATTATTATGATTATCATTTGAAAGTGACAGGAGAAAAGCCGTATGGTAATTATGTTTTGATAATTAATGAAGATAATATTGTTCATTATTATATGAGGGGTGATGATTTCATAAATGGAAATATTTTTAGGAATGATGGTAAGTTAAATGTATATAGAAAAATGTATGCAACAAAACAAAAAGTACCGGACGGGGTAGGATATTGTATGCTTCAGAAATTGATATATGAAGATATTGATGGATTGGACATTAAAAGTTTATTAAAATGAGGTAAATATGACCAAAGAACAATTTATTAAACTAATGACGGTTATCAAGAAGAAATATCGAGAAATAGAAAGGTTTTGGGATGGGTTTTATGATTTGTTTGGCTCTTGTAGTGATAAATTAGTAGAAATAACCTCCCTTGGTGAGATTATCGGCGTAATTGCTGATATTGTTGATGATAAAGAAGAATGGATTTATTGGTATGTATATGAGAATGATTGGGTAGAAAATGGGCTGGAATATGTGAATAAGAATGGAGATTCTTCTGCATCGGATGCATTGGAAAGTTTAGAGGATTTGTGGGAACTGATACAGAGTAACAAAAATATATGACAAATATTAGGAGTTGATAATATTAAACTTGCAATTATAGATACAGACCTCATAGGTAGAACTAAGCATAGATTTCCAAATCTTGTGTGTATGAAGTTGTCATCATATTACAAACAGCTTGGTTGGAATGTTGAACTTAAATTGGACTATGAGAATCTTGATACATATGATAAAGTCACTATTTCTAAGGTCTTTATGGACACGGAAATACCATTTGAACCAGAAGATAAGTCTATGAAGACCGAGAAACACATTGCTGATTTCTATAAGGATAATCCTATTCTTAATCTACCAAATGTTCAATATGGTGGCACAGGATTTTACTATGATAAATCTCCAAGACTTAAAGAAAATATTGAACATATAATGCCTGATTATCATTTATATGACGATTGGGTAAGCCAACAGATTAGCAAGGGGACAAAACTTAAAGACCTTACATACTATACAGATTGGTCTATTGGTTTTGCTACAAGAGGTTGCATTAGACAATGTTCTTTCTGTGTAAATAAAAACTATAAGAGATGCGAATTGCATAGTCCATTATCTGAATTTGTAGATGAAAGCAGACCTTATATTTGTTTGCTTGACGATAACATTCTTGCTTGTCCTAAATGGAGAGATGTATTTAATGAGTTATCAAAGACAGGCAAAAGATTTCAATTCAAGCAAGGAGTAGACGAGCGTTTGCTTACCGATGAGAAGTGCGAAGTATTGTTTAAATGCAAATGGATTGGCGATAGGATTTTCGCTTTTGATAATATTAAAGACAAAGACCTTATAATTAATCGCCTCGAAATGATACGAAGACATACAAATCAAGTAATCAAGTTTTATACATTTTGCGCTTTCAATCACGACAATCCAAATCATTATGACGAAACCTTTTATCGTAAGGATATAGAGGATTTATTCAAAAGAATAAAAATTCTTATGGAATATGGATGTTTGCCATACATAATGAGGTATAAAGATTACGAAATTAGTCCATATCGAGGTATTTATACTACAATATCAAGATGGTGTAATCAACCGTCTTTTTTCAAGAAGAAGTCTATAAGAGAATTTGCTGAAACCAATCAAGTTAGAACTAAAATTAAATGTGCCGATATAAGAAATCTTGAACAGATTGAAACCGATTTTCCTGAAATAGCAAAAGAATATTTCGATTTAAAATGGGAGAACGTAAATAGATTTTTAAAGCAATGATTTGAGGAGATTAATAAAAATGGCTCTTAATAAATTATATTATGTTTATGGTCTTGACACAGCTTGTTTTTATACCGATGAAGAAAGTGAAATAGACAAAAAGATTATAAAAAGACGTGTTGTAAAGTCTCATATTGAAAGGCAATTAAAAAAAGGAGCGTCTAAAAATAAGAAACCATTTTCAGAAAAACAAATAGTTAAGTACAATAAGTGGCATAAAAAATATACAAGTGAAATAACTGACTATAAAACTCAACTTACCAAAGTATTTGAAAAGAATAAGGATATTATTAGGACAGCTCGTCCTGATAAACTATATATAACAATAAAAGATAAATCAGATATAAACGTCTCTAAAGTTATTCCTGCCCCTAAGAAAAGAGTTTCTATTTTTGACAGTACTCTTACGAGATGCTTTGGACTTAAAGAACGTGAGTTTAATACTGAAATAGTAATTATTAAAGTATTTTTCTTTGAAATTGCTGAGAATATCATAAAAAATGGATTTATGATGAATGAACATAAATATGTGTTTTTTAGTTCTTCAGCTGGGCAGATACGGACAAAAAAAATGGTATGTGTTAGGGAAGATTTATTAACTAAACATTGGAATACTCTTACTTGTGGGTTATCAATAGAACACATCAATAACCTTGGTGGAATGAATATAAATAAGTATCTTGCGTATCTTGCTTTGTGCAATTCAGCAACAGACCAGTGGACAGATTTTGATATTTCAAAAACTATAGTGGTAGATGATTTTGAGAATAGCGTTCCTTGTGAGGTAGATTATATTGATGATATAACTTATGAAATTACAAGAAAAACTATGGGTGTTCCGATACCCCATATGGATGGTTGCGGTATAATGTTACCAACGGTGAGTGAGAAAAATTTTATGGCACGTCTACCGTGGGTCAAGGGGTTATTGGGAGTATTTGATTTTGTTCAGTTTATAAAAGAGAATAGTTGTTCTCCTATTGTAACAGATATATATGGGATAAAGCATGATATTATAAAAGAAGATATCCAAATTATTTTTACAAAAAGTCAATTTAAAATGTGGAAGTATTTTGATAATTGGGGGCAATACAAAGATAATTTTGTAAAGTTTAATTGTCAGGCTGGCGTTTGTAATATCGAGGAGGATTTCCCACAGGCAACAATTAATTATCAAATGATACAGTCACTTTTGGATATAACAGATGATGAATTAAAGGAATTATGCAAAGAGAGCAATGATTTTATAACAGATATTGCGGAGAATCCTCAAACAATGTTAGAGGCTTTCGGAGCGATAGAAAACAATTCGTACAAGAATGCTTTCCAAAGATGTTTAATTAAATATCCAGAATTATTAAATGACACTTATACAAGACAATCTTTGCGAGATTTAAAAAACAGTTTGGAAAAAGAATTGTGGTCTGCTAAATTCAAGGTGAATGGTTACTATACGTTTTTGTTGCCCGATTTATATGCTTTTTGTGAGTGGTTGTTTTCGCACGAAGAATACCCTAAGGGATTGCTAAGTGGAGATAATGTTCATTGTAATTTGTTTGAATATAATAAAGAAATTGATTGCCTTAGAAGCCCACATCTTTACATGGAACACGCAATTAGAAATAATTACACCTCGGATAAAATTGATAAATGGTTTACTACAAAGGCTATATATACAAGTTGCCATGATATCATTTCAAAAATTTTGATGTTTGACGTTGATGGGGATAAGGCGTTAGTTATTCAGGACAATACTTTAATATCCGTAGCCAAACGTAATATGAATGGGATAGTTCCTTTGTTTTATGATATGAAAAAGGCTAAATGTGAATTGATTACTCCTGAGAATTTGTATAAAGGTCTTTCTCTTGCATACACGGGTGGTAATATTGGTATATATAGTAATGACATATCAAAGATAAAAAATAGTGGTGCATTGGGAGATGGCAATAGTCGAGAAGAAGCACTAAATTGCATCAAATGGCTTTGCCTTGAGAATAATCAGACTATTGATTATGCCAAAACACTTTATAAATCTAAACGCCCTGATAACGTTGATAAAATAATAAAGAAATATACGAAAAAGAAATTACCAGCGTTTTTTATGTATGCTAAAGACAAAGAACAAGGACAGGTTGAGGAAAGAAACAATTCCCCGGTTAATCGTATCATTAATTTGTTCCCAAAGAAGAATCTAAAATTTAATTTTACTGCTGATAATATTGGAAAGTTTAATTATCAATTACTTATGTCTAATCCTGATACAGAAATAAATGATGAAATAGTATTAAAATATAGGGAGTTAGTACGAAAATTAAAGCAAAATATAACATCATACGATAAAGACGGCAATTATGATTCGTTGCTTACGGACATAAGAAATGAATTAATTTCTTTGGGGTATGACGAAAAATACATATGTGATGTGTTGGTTAAACAATTATTTGGTATTAGCAAGAGCATTAATAAGAGAGCTTTTTGGACTTTGTATGGGGATATTGTTTATAACAACCTTTGTAGAAATATTGATGAGAATTATATTCAATGTGAGAGATGTAAGACTAGGTTTTATGTTAAACAAAGAAATCAGACTGTGTGTGATGAATGTCTTTGTCAAGAGATTGAGAGAAAGGAAAGATTGAAGAAAAATCATAAGAAGGTCGTAAAATGTTGTGATTGTGGCGAAGAATTTGACGTAGATATTAGAAACATGAAAAAAATTAGATGTGATAATTGTCAAAGAGAATATCGTAAGCAATGGGATAGAAATAGAAAGACTAGGTAAATTCCACTTTTGATTTTTGTTTGTAAAATGTCCACAAACCTTGCATTTATGCGGTTTTGTGGACATTTTATTTTGTCTTTTTGTTAAAAAATCTAGACTTTAAGGGGGAATAACCTACAATATCCCATTATATACTATATCGCTAATGTGGATATTTGTCAATGGTTATTTTTCTATTATTTATCTAATTATGGTTTAGTAAATCTGAATTAGATATTACTCTTATTTTAAACCGAGAAAGGACATCAAAAAAATGGTCTGTGTTTCAAAAGAAGAAGCAAAGGAATTACGTAAGCTTATACCGGGGATAGAACTTAAAAAAACGGTAAGACAAAAAGCAGGAAACCGTGGTAAATATTATGCGGTGGAAGAGCCTAGAGTTCTTAATGCTATTAAGAAACTTAGAAATGAGTAATCTCATATATAAGAGATAACACAAACAATAAATATCCTATGTTATTTACATAGGGCAGTCTGGTGGCTGTAACAAAATTAAAGGAAATTTTATTATTTATGAATATAAATAAAGATTACGAAACTAATCTTGATGAAATTCTTTCATCACCTACCGAATTAACTCCTGCTACATATCAATATTATAAGAATTTAAAAAATCGCACAATTATCATTAATGACCAGATTGATTCTGATATTGTAGAACATGCAATGTTACCACTTATTGAAATGGATAATGATGGCACAGATGAACCTATTACCATTAGACTGTCTACTGTAGGCGGGTCGCTTTTCGATGGTATTACGCTTTGCGATATAATTGATAATCTTAAAACAAAGACCACTATTGTTGTACAGACTTATGCTTATTCTATGGGGGGGATTATCCTCATGGCAGGATATAATAATCCCAATGTTAAAAAAGTTTGTTATAAGCATAGTACGGCACTTTTACACGCTGGTAGCACTTATCTGGAGGGCAATTTGTCATCGGTAAAAGACCAATTTCATTTTAATCAGAAATTTGAACAGAAACTCAAAAATTATACTCTTTCTCATTCTAATATTACGGAAGAAGAATATAACGCTATGGAACGTTATGAGTGGTATATGGATTCCGATACAATGCTTGAAAAGGGCTTAGTTGATGAAATTCTGTGAGGCGGCTATGGGTAAGAAATTCTTAGACACAAATGCAATTCTTGAAAATAATGCAGACCTTACAAATGTAATTATTAGTTTCAAGACGATTGAAGAACTTGAATCAATTAAAAGTAATCGTAATAAATCTGATGAAATTCAATATAAGGCTCGACAGGCTGTTAAAGCAATAATGCGAGACAAACCAGAAGTAGTGGTAGTTACAGAAGATGATTATAATATGCTTTCGAAAATGAAGTTAGAGTGTAATAATGATAATCTGATTATCGCTACTGCAAAAAGAGCAAATCTTGAAAATGAAAATTCTGTGGTATTCGTTACGAATGACTATCTTTGTGGATTGATTGCTGAAAATTATTTTGGGCTGACAGTTGAGAAAAATGAAAACGATAAAACTGGAGAAATTTATCAAGGATACCGCGCCATTAGAGGAAATACTGATACGATAAACTCATTGATGAATAAAATAGATTTATCTGATTGGGTAGTAAATGAATATCTTATTATAGAGAATACAGATGATAATACTTCGAAAGAAATGCGTTTTGATGGTGAAAAGTTTGTAAATCTCAAACTCCCTTCATCTAAATTTATCAAGGCTAAAAATTCATTACAGAGATGCGCATTAGACATTTTACTTAATCCTGATATTACAATCGTTGCTATTCTAGGTGGTTATGGAAGCGGTAAAACGTTCCTTGCTATGCAGATGGCTTTATATAATGTACAAGAGAAAGGTAATCAGTCAAAGATACTCGGCGTTAGAGAAACACTTGGTGAAGGTATGAGTGTTGGGTATTTGCCCGGCGATTTGAATGATAAGATTGGCAACTTCTTCTCTCCTTTAGCACAATCGTTAAATGGTGGAGAGTTTGAACTTGATAGGCTTAGAATGGCTGGTACATTAGATGTTAATGTTCCTTATTATATGAAAGGCACAACGTATAATTCAACAATTATTCTTTGTGATGAAGCAGAGGATTTAACAGAAAAGCAGATAAGGCTTGTTGGAACTAGATTAGGCGAAAATAGCAAGATTTATTTTGCTGGAGATTATAAGCAGTCTGTTATAAATCATTCGCAAGGAAATCCTTTAGTAAAAATGTGTAATGCATTTAAGGGCAAACCCAAATTTGCTTGCATTTATCTCGGTGAAGACGTTAGAAGTGAAACGAGTAAAATGTTTGCGGAATTATTTGAAAATTAAATGTAATTCAAAAAAGAACAAGAGAAGGTGATTCTTATATAAAGACAAAGTGTATATTCACGCCCTATGTAGCAAGACGATTACTAAAAATGGGGAACGTGATAGTAGATATAAAACCTCGTAAAGAAGATAAAGATAAAACAATCTTTGTCTTTGAAGATACTGAGAAATTACAAACTGATTTAGCAATAGCTATTCAGCATTATCATGAAGAAAGTACATAGAAAGGACAAATTATTATGGCTAAGACAGTTAAAAAGGTAAGTTTTTCAAAGGGGCTTATTTCTCGTGAGGGAAGTGAGCTTATGATTACTGAAATTGGCAAGGACGAAACTAAGACTTATAATCTCAATAAGGTTATTGATGAGTTTATAGGTCAGGAGGGTGTTAGCCTTACTATCAGCATTGATGATGATATTCCTGCTGAGGAAGACGACTAAAGGTCGGTGTGCATGACAAAGTACAAGAGACTGGATGGGGAAGATTTTGATACATATGCTTTAAGATTATATGAGAATAAAATTGAATATGACCTAACTAGTAGAGACATTTCACTTTTACTTAATCAGGAAAGCGATATTCAAAAATCAGAATCGGCATGGAGAAAGCATTATGCTTGTATGAGAAAGGGTATTGAATACCAACGTAATTTAGACAACGTTGGCATTGCAACTAGAATATTATGTATCTCTGATTGTCACGTTCCTTATCAGCTTACTATTGATACGTTAGAGAAGTATAAAAACAAGGTTGATATTCTTCATCTGAATGGAGATATTGGTGATTGTCAAGGTATTTCAAGTTTCCCTAAGGTCTATCGAAAGTCCCCTATGGAAGAAATTATTGAAACTCGTCAATATATTATTAATTTAATTGAATATATAAAGCCTAAAAAAGTTGTAATCAACTTTGGCAATCATGAAATCAGATTCCAAAATTATTTTGCTAAAAATCTTGATACTGATATTCTTGAACTAATGCCACAGACAGCATTGGAGTTAATTTGTGTAGATGGTTTTAAGCATTATAATAAGCGTGAAAGAACCAAGGTAGAATATAAACCTTTAGTGGAAGTTTTTGACGATGTTGAAATTGAATATACAGGAAATTGGTTTAATCAGATTGGTGATTGTATATTTGCGCACCCAAAGGCGTTCTCATCAGGGATATTAAAGACTGCTGAAAAGGCAATGCTTTGGTTTAGAAATGAGGGTTATAATTTCAAAACTCTTGTTTTAGCTCATACACATCGCAGTGGTATGTATAGTGTAGGTAATACCACTATTTATGAACAAGGTGCTTTTTGTGATACAAAAGCAAATAATTATTCTGATGGACAATTATATAACAGTCAAAAGGAAGGCTTTATATATTTGTGTCAGGATAGTCAAGGCAATACAATAAGAGAAAAGACAAATCTTATTGTGTTAAATTAGAACTCTAATAAAAACAACAACAAAAGAAAACAAAGAAAGAGGTAAATTATTATGGTAAAGAAGAATTTTATTGATGTTATTCAGACTAAGGTAAACGAGGTAACTGGCGAGGAGTATTCTAAGAGAGTGTGTGGTGATATGCTTGACGCTGTAACTTCTGCTATTGCAGAGGTTCTTACTTCTGGTGATACTATCAGAATTGATGGTCTTGGTACATTTAGTACTCGTTTTCAGGCAGGTCGTGAGGGTGTTTCTGCTTTCAATGGTGAGAAGTGGAAGACCGCAGACACACTTGTTCCGGCGTTTAAGTTTAGTGGCTCTCTGAAGGATTCCGTTGCTGAGACTTATGACCCCAAGAAGCATAAGCCTGCCAAGTAATCTGAGTATAAGAATTTTATATATAAGAACATAAAACAAAATTAAAAAAGAAACAAGATGAAGTACATAAGGAGAATTTTATGCTCGCAGAAAAGATGACTGAATATGATGTGTTTACCGAGGCATTGAGTAACAGTAAGAATGATACTTCGATTATTGTACCTCGCACAAAGGTAATAGATTTTCTGAAGATATGTGTTACTAATTGTATAGGTGACAAGTATAAGTTTATCGAAATTGATATAGACGATGAGGACTGGTGTGATTATGTAATATCGTTTGTAGATATTGATGGTGTTACTGATGTTTTCATTGAGCCTATGGTGAACAGAGATAAGAAAGTTTATTTTGATACTGAATGTGATATCTCTTATGTTGATGTTGAATGTGATAATGATATTTTTGCACATTTGACCACATTTAAGGAAATGCACATTTTTGATACTAGGTGTTAAAATAAAAATAGATTAGAGTAAAATCTATAAAATTAAGAATATCTCTTGTCTGTACAGATAATTGATAGATGTGGGGTCAGGCAGTGCAATAGTGCTGTCTGACTATATCACAGCCTTACAGGAAGTTAACCAGCCTTAATGAACGAAATGGGGAAGACGTTTATGGTTACGTCTATAAATAATATTCCAACTTTTATGTTATTAGCGTACATATCAGCAAAATAGCCACATTTATAATGTGTTGCGGGTGGGTTTGGTTTATGGGTATCCAGATGATATGATAAAACCTTTTATATGGGGCGTTCTTGCAGTAGACCTTTTAGGTGTGAGTGCAAATCTCATGGTGTCCCACCGATAATGGGTATGGTTTCCGATGTTGTAGCCCCAATAAAAACAACTCGGCACACGTTTGTGCTGGGCGTGTGAAATTCATAAATTGCTAATTTTGCATAAAACTCCTTTCGCATCCTCCGTAACAGATGAGTGCCGTTCTATGGGTATAGGGCGGTGCTTATTTGTTATATTGATTATACCTTATCGGGTATGATTTTTAGATAAATATGATTATTTATACCTTAAAGGGTATAGTTGATAAGCTGATATAGCTCAATTGGTAGAGTTTCTGTTTTGTACTCAGAATGTTGTGGGTTCGATTCCTACTATCAGCTCCAAGTCCTTAAAAGGATTACTTGCTAGTCGAGGTCAGATTTATTCTGATAGCTCATCTACCATGTGTAGAAAGAGATTCTGGTATTTTTATTAAAATATCTGTTCAAAAACATATTGCAGATGTTCAACATGGATAATTTATGGATTATCTGTTTTGTTTTGTATGCAATGACTTTTATTTTATAAATATTTATAAGTTGTTATTTAATGTGGGGTGATTATTCATCTCAAAAAATGATTTTATTTTTCATTTTTAATTCCTTTTCGGAATGGCTATTGCCGTAGTCATTCCACATTAGATAACAATAAAAAATGTTATCGGCAAATAACAAAGATAAATATTGAGTGTTCACTACTCAGTGTGAAGAAAGGATTAAAATTATGGAAAATGAGATTATTGTTAAAGGAACTCAAAACTTTATGGGAATAGAAATCCCTATTGTTGAGGGTGGTTTTGGAGAAAACAAGAAATGTATTTTGGTTAATACTGTGGCTGAAATACACAGTGCAAGAATTGATAAAATCAATGAAATGATAAGCAATAATATTGATGAGTTTGAAACTGGAGTCGATATTATTGATTTGATGGCTAATGACGACTCCTTAAACCTTGCGAAGAAATATAAATTAATAACTAATAATAGACAAAGGCATTGTTATGTTTTGTCCAAAAATGGATATCTAAAATATTATAATTTAATAAGAAATAAAAACGAAAAAATTTATAATATAATTATAAACAATTATTTTGATGACAATCACAATAATATCATATCTTTTGTGCAAAATAAAGAAATTAAGTTTAGAAATCAATTGGCTGCCATATTTGACAAATTTAAAATTAGATATGCTTTTCAATATCAAGTGTTGAAATATAGAATAGATATTTATTTACTAGATTATAATATTGCAATTGAGTATGATGAAAATAATCATAAATACTATACATATGAAAAGCAAGAATTACGTGAAGAAAATATTAAGGAAAAATTAAATTGTAAATTTATAAGGGTGACAGATGAATATTCTATTGATGAAGCAATTGCAATTGTTTTAAGTGAGTTGTTTATTATCAAAGGATAAGACTTTCCCTAAGACTTTAATTACTGGCAAGGGTCAGATTGCTCTAGTGGAAAGATTAAGAAATGAATTTGGCGTGGAAGATTAAAAATTAAAATTATAAACCCGTTATACATAAATGGATATAACGGCTCACAGTTTAGTTTGCTCTATAAAATATAAATAAAGGAAGTGACATAGTGGCAAGAACAACTGTCTACAATCATATAACAACTGAGGAAAAGATAGCAGAAATTAACGAAAATAATACTTGGCTTATAAATGAATTTCTAGAGTATCTTGCCTCTATTGACCGTGCGCCTCAAACTTTAAGGTCATACAAGAGTGATTTACATATATTTTTTGTATGGAATATTGACTTTAACAATAACAAAGATTTTGTAAAATTAACAAAACGAGAAATAGCAAAATTTCAGAATTATGCTATAAATGAATGGCATTGGTCTCCTCGTCGTGTGAGACGTGTAAAATCAACTCTTAGCTCAATGAGTTTATTCATTGAGAATATTCTTGATGATGAAGAGGGATATGAGAATTTCAGACCTATAATAAAAAAGATTGAGTCCCCCGTGAATGAAGCAGTTAGAGAAAAGACTATCTTTTCTGATGAACAAGTTGAACTTTTGATGGATACTCTTGTTGAACGTAAGGAATATGAAAAAGCTTGTGCGGTTGCAATAGCAGCATATTCGGGCATGAGAAAAGCTGAAATTTTGCAAATGAAGATGGAATATTTTAATGATGACCATTTAGTATTTGATTGTTTGTATAAAACTGATAAAATTAGAGCAAAGGGCAGAGGACAACTAGGCAAGCAAATTAACAAATATGTTATGAAAAAGGTAGATAAATATTTAGACCTTTGGAAAGCAGAACGTGAAAAACTTGGTATTAATTCTGAATGGGTGTTTGTCAGAAGATGCAATGGAGATTTCGCTAGAAGAGAAACTCTTGATAATTGGACTGATGAATTTTCAGAAATTGTTGGAGAAGATTTTTATTTTCACTCTTTACGACATTATGTATGTACAAGTCTTTTGGGAGATTATAATTTGCCAAGTGAAGTAGTCAGAGAGTTCTTTTCTTGGAACAGTATCGAAATGACCAAAATCTACTACGATCGGTCAACGGTTGATGATTTTGGAAAATACTTTACAGCTGATGGCATTGTAAAGCAAGAGGATAGTAAAGGTTTCTCTGATATAAAATAATTGTAATTTATGTAAAATGATAGAGAGAGGACATAAAAAATGAACAATAACAACAATAATAATTTCAACTTCACAAACCCGGAAACTCATCTTATAGACCGCCTTGGTTGTGTAGGACTGATATTTATATCATTCCTTAGCATAGCAGTGACAATTTTCTCTCCTGTAATAGCTTTTGGTATATCATATTTTATTGGCTGGATAATGTCGCTTTGTATAGGTGGCGTGGTGGCAAATGGACTGAATATGATATTTGCAACTGATAGATTTACACCAGAGGTTATTCCGCTATTCTGTGGAACTATGGGATTGATTGGTAGTTTCTTTAGAAAGAGTAATGGAACAATTACAAATGAGATTAATGAAACAAAGAAAAAGCTCAATAGCAAAGTTAGCGAAGATTAAAAATACAATAAAAAATAATCAAATAAAATTAAGCCTTACTGTAATGGTAGGGCTTTATATATGTCTTGATTGGCTGCATGAGGTTGATTGAGAGATGATACAAAGACTTACAGAGTTGCAAACTGTAAGAAAAGCAATGATAGGATCTTCTCCCCTGTCATTGCTTTTCTTTGTGTTTAAATAAAAGATTTAGGAGAAGGTGTAGAATGGAGAAGAAAATATGGGCAGAAAAGTAACACAAGAAGAATTTGTAGAAAAATTAAAAAAGAAAAATCCTAATTTAATTGTAATTGGGCAATATATAAACATGAAGAATAGTATAAGGGTTAAATGCTTAAAATGTGCTTATGAAATGGATATTAATGCTGGCAATTTATTAAGTAAATATCAAACCAAATTATGTCCTAATTGTTCTAATGGAAGAAGAAAAATAAAAACAAAAGAAGAGTATATTGATGTTTTAAATTCAATTACAAATTTTACAATAAAAATAATTGGTGATTTTAATGGATTAAATATTAAATCTAGACATAAATGTAATGTTTGTGGATATGAGTGGGAAACATTGCCTAGACATTTGATTGAAAAGAAAAAACATTCTGGATGCCCCGTTTGTTCTAATAATATACAGAAAACAACTTTGCAATATAAGAAAGACCTACAAAAAATTAATTCTAATATTATAGTTGTAGGGGAATACATAAATAACAAAACTAAAATTGAACATAAGTGTAAGATTTGTAAAAATGTTTGGTTTTCAACACCGCATAATATTTTGAATGGTAAAACTGGTTGCCCATTTTGTAATTTTTCACATGGTGAACAAATAATTAATAATTATTTAAAAAACAATAAAATACCTTTTATTCCACAATATAAGTTTGAAAATTGCAAAAATATAAAACCTTTACCTTTTGATTTCTACTTGCCAGATTATAATATTTGTATAGAATTTGACGGGATTGGGCATTTTGAAAAAGTTTCATGGAATGGATGTGATGATAAACAAGCTAATATAGTATTTCAAAATACAGTAAAAAACGATGCAATAAAAACAAATTATTGTAAACAGAACGGTATTAAACTTATTCGTATTCCTTATTGGAATTTGAATAACATTGAAAGTATTTTAGATAAAGAATTGGAGGTGAATTGATTATGCCAAGAAAAATTAATGAAAAAGGAAGCAGACCTATTAAAAATAAATCTGGTATTGTTACACATCAGGAAGAAACCGTATTAAAAACAATAAAACCTGTTGAACCAGTTGCTGAAGATTATTATAAATGCTGCACTTGTGGTAAAAAATACACCAAACAGTCGGGTAATTTTTCTTATAGTCAATCACCTTTATATAAAGGGAACAATTCATTTCTGCCAATTTGCAATCATTGTCTTGAAAATTTAGTAGAACAATATACAGAAATACTTGGTAGCCAGAATGAGGCAATTAAACGTATTTGTTTACATTGGGATATGTATTTCAATGAGACAATTCTTAATTCTACAAAAAAAATTGATGCAAATAGAAGTAGAATTAAGAATTATGTGAGAAATTGTAATCTTAATCAAAACAATGGGAAAACATATGATACATACCTGCAAGAAATGAACAAGGGCATCATTCAAAATGTAGACCAGATAGATGAAATGAAAGCCGAAGGTCAAACAAATATTACAAAGGTAATGTTTGAACGTTGGGGACAAGTATCAAGTGAGGATATTGTTGCTCTCGAAGAACATTATAAAATGCTTAAAAAACAAAACCCCAATTGTGATAATAATCAAGAAATATTTATCAAAGATTTATGTTACACTAAATTACTTCAGCTTAAAGCATTTAAAGATGGCAATAGTACTGATTTTGAAAAATATACAAAACTTTATCGTGATACATTTAAACAGGCAGGATTAAAAACTGTGCAAGAAACAGATGCAAGTGGTGATGAAACCCTTGGTGTAACTCTTGCTGTAATTTCTCAATATACACCAGAAGAATATTATAAAGACAAGAAATTATATAAAGATTTTGATGGTATAGGAGAATATTTCCAAAGATTTGTATTGAGACCTTTAAAAAATTTAGTCTTGGGCACAACTGAACGTGATAAAGAATATTGTGTCAAGGACGGTGATAATGATGGCGAGTAAATATGCTGACGATAATCAAAAAGTTTTATATAAAAAATTTCCGAGTACTCATTATTTAAGTAATCCTAAAAATGTTGACAATTTATATTTATGGTCAACATTCTTTAGAAGAAATTTGCATAGAGTGGCTATTGATTATTTAGGATTAAAATTGCATTTATACCAAGTAATAATTTTGTATTTTATGGGTATAAGTCAATTTATTGCCATAATAGCCAGTCGTTCTGCTGCTAAATCATTTATTATAGCAGTTTATGCTTGTTGCACTTGTATTGTTAAACCTTATTCAAAAATAGTATTGGCTTCAGGAACAAAAGGACAAGCCAAACTTATAGTTACTGAGAAAATTAAAAATGAACTAATGAATATGTCCCCTACATTACGGAGAGAAATAGCAACGATTAAAGATAATCAAAATGAAGTAATTATTGTTTTTCGTAATGGTAGTACAATAACTGTTGTTTGCGCCGGGGAAAGTGGTCGCGGGCATAGATCAACAAGTTTGCTCAGAGAAGAATATAGGCAAATTGAAAAAGAAGTTGATGATAGTATCTTATCGCCTTTTCAGATTATTAGACCTGCACCTTATGCCATAATTGAACCCTATAAAGATATGAAAGATGTCCAAGATGAGCCAGTAGATATTTATATTTCTTCTAGCTGGTTTGATAATGGGCATTGGATGTGGGATATTGCAGATACAGCTTTAAATAATATGCTTAATGAGCAAGGTGGTTGCTTATTTGCTTTTGATGAAAGCATTACCTTAAAACATAATATTAAAACTATAAAACAGCTTAAACGTGAAAAAGCTAAGCAGGACAGTTTGACATGGAGAATAGAGTTTTTAAATGAAAGAGTAAAAGAAAACACTTCTGCTTTTTTTACATATTCAATGTTTAAAGATAATATGAGATGTAAAAAACCGTTTTATCCAAGAGTGATGTCCGATGTATTGTCACATAAGAAAAATCCTTATAGCATTCCTAAACAAACGGGAGAAATCCGAATCATAGCTTGTGATATGGCTTTCGTAACAAATAAAAAGAATGATAATTCTATTTTTTCATGTATTAGACTATTACCTGAAAGTATGACTTATCAAACAGGAGATAACGGAGAAAAAGAATTAAAGCGGGGTTATCGGAAAGTTGTTTGCTATCTTGAATCTATTCAAGGGGGGGATGGTAATAAGCAAGCCCTTAGAATTAAACAATTATTTGAAGATTTTGAAGCAGACTATTGTGTTCTTGACACAAGAAATGGTGGTATTCTTGTATATGATTTATTAGCTCGTGTTATGTATGATGAAGAGCGAGACAAAGAATATCAAGCTTGGAAATGTATGAATGATGATAATATAGCAAATAGAGTTAAAGTAGATGGTGCGTTACCAATATTATATGCTGTTGTTGCTTCTCAAAAATTAAACAGTGATATTGCTATGGAATTTAAAAATACGTTAGAAAATAAAATGATTGATATTTTAGTTCCTTTGCAAGAAGCCCAAGAAGGTATGTTAAATGCAATATCTGATTATACAACTGCCATATCAGCAGACACACAACTATTCTATGAACGACCATATTTGGAAACTCAGCAATTAGTTAAAGAATGTATTGAGCTTGTATATGAAAAGAGAGACCAAACAGGTATAATTGTAATAAGTGAGCAAGGCAATAACCGAAAAGATAGATACACAAGTGTATCATACGGTGTGCATTTTGCTTGCTTGCTTGAACAGGATTTATTATCAGATAGCTCTGATTATGATTATGGCACATTTATTAATTAAATAAAATTATAAGTAGAAAGGGGCGAAATTATGAATGACACAGAGAAGAAGGAGCAATCTTATGAATTTAATTCTCAATGGAGCAATATAGTATATGCCAATATAAATTTTGATTTGTTTTCTAATTATACACCAGAGCAAATTAAATCAATATTATCTAACCCGATAGTTAAAAACAAACAAATTCGAGACTTAAGCAGAAAAGTATATAATACTAATCCCATTGTATCAAACGCCGTTGACTATATAGTTTCTTTGCCTAGCCTTTCTCATATTCTTACATCAACTGGCAAGAGCAAGAAAAAGGTTAAGGATAATAAACAAAAAGTTGAAAATGTCCTTGACTATATTAATGATAAGGGAATAATACGAGATTTTTTATTTAGAGATTGTTTAGATGGTGCTTGTTATTATTATTTTGATATTCAGAGACAAGGGGTAGATAATACAAAATTTGTCTCTGACTATGAAATGACGGGGCTTATGGAACTGAATAATTTAGATGTTTCTGTGGCAATGATACCACTACCTGTTGATTATGTAAAAATAAGAGGTTACAAAAACAATCGACCTGTAATTGCGTTTGACCTTGATTATTTTAATCAATTTACAGAAGAAAAGAAAATAAATAAACTTAAATGTTATCCTTATGACATTCGTAATGGATATGAAAAGTGGAAGAACAATGAAACATCGGGCAGTTGGCTTGTGTTAGATAATAACAAAACAGTTGTTCATAAGATAAAAAGTGATAGACGTGAACCCTATGGCAGACCAATTACAATTTCTGCTCTTATAGATATTTTTTATAACGATTATTTAATCACTACAAAAAGAAGTGTATTAGGTGAAGTAAATAATAAAATAATTTATCAAACTTTGCCTGAAGGCGAAAAAGGAAGATGCAGTTTAACCAGAACGCAACAAGAAGAACAGCATAAGACGGTAAAAAGTGCGGTTATGACAAAAAATAATCGTGGAGGAACATCGTTCTTTACTGTTGCTGCGGGGACAAAGATTGATTCTATTGATACAAGCGTAGATATCCTAAACGAAGAAATTGAGCCTAAACTTAATTCAAATATTGCTATGGGACTAGGTTTTGCGTTGGGCCTTCTTGACGGTGAAAGTGGTAACTATTCATCTCAACAACTTAGTCTTGAACTATTATTTAGTAAGGTTTATACTTGGGTTACAGAAATTGCAGCCGAATTATCCTATGTGATAAACAAAAATGTTGTAAGAGATAAAAATAACGAAATACAGATTTATTATCTTCCGACAAGTCTTGTTAATAGAGATAAATTTGTTGCTCTGAATAAAGAACTCTATATGTCTGGTAGTGGTAGTAAATCTACATGGATCACTTCTGTTGGTTGGGATTTGGACGCATATTTATCTCTTATGGATATGGAAAAATCAGAAAAATGGGACGATAAATACACACCCCATCCGACGTCTTATAATTCTTCGGGTGATGATAATTTAAGCGAAGAAGATAAGGGTGGTAGACCTAGCGTAGAAAATGCAACAAATGATAGTACATTAGCCACTCAGGGGAATAACACCAATAATCAGCCAAAGCCGAGTACAAGTTGATATGGAAAGGTGGTGATATAGGTGAAATTATTTGAAATTAATAATAAGCAAGATAAAAAAACAGGATATAAAAGATTTAAACTTATTCTTGCTGAGATTTATGACAAATCTTGTATTGTTAATGAAACAGGCACAGAATACAACGACAATGGTATTACTTGGATAGATGAGTATGTTAAAAAAGTAAAAGATACTCTTATTGGTTCAAGTGTAACCGTTGAATTTGTAGACGATAGTAAAACGGATATTCTTGGTCATGGTGAGACAGGTCAGTATAAAGATGGTGTTCCATTGTTAAGCAATGCTACCACAATAGGTCATTTTGACAAAGCGTACATTGATGAAATTGCTAATGAAAATAATGAAACAAAAAAGGTCTTTGTGGGTGAAGGAACATTAGATTATATGAGATATTCTGATTGTATTGACCTTTTATCTGAAAAGCTATCTAACAATGAAACAATTTATGGTAGTGTTGAAATAGTAAGAACCGAGCATAACCCAGCAATAGTTTATTTATACGGATATAAAGATTTCGGAAGAATACCTATTGAATTTGAATTTTCTGGATATGCTCTTCTTGGCTGTGGTGTTCAGCCATCTGACCACACAGCTTCACTACTTGAATTGAATAATAAAAAAAATGATATTAAGGAGGAATCTATAACAATGGATGAAAAGACACTTGGTATGATTACAGATTCCATTAAGGCTACTATTTCCGAGTGTAATAGTAAGACTGAGGAATTTGAATCAAAAATTACTGAGCTTAATTCTGCTCTTGAAGAAAAGATTGAGGAGATTAACTCTTTGACAGAGAAGGTTTCTGCGCTTGAAACTGCACTTGAAACAGCCAAGGCAGACACCGAGAGTGTTTCTGCTGAGAAGAATACCCTTATTGAGGAACTTAATTCTGTTAAGTCTGAACAGAAAAAGGCTGAATTGAACACTGCTCTTGCAGAATTTACAGACGAGCAGAAAAATTATGCAAAGGCTGAGATTGAAGCATTTAATGCTGACCCTATTAAGTCTGAAATCAATTCTGTCACTTCTAAGATTTATGAGGGTATTGGTAAAGCTACTATTGCTTCTGAGGCTGAAAAGGCAAAGGTTCTTGCAGAACAGAACTCTAAGAAGATTGATATTTTTGCTGATGTAGATGATACTTCTATAAATAGCAATGATGATGGTTCTATTTATTAATTTAGAAAGGTGGATTTTGTAAATGATTAAGGTATATGAAATTTCTCAGATTGAGAAGACTGGTGTCGGTGATGGTACAGTTAAGGCTGCTGCTGGTGGTACAAAGAATTTCTTCCTCGGTACTGTTACTGATGGCGTAGTGGTTTCTGCTCCTACTACTGGTCTTGGTATTAAGCTTATTGCAAACTATGGCAGAGGCGATGATATTTATAAGAATTTTGTAACTCCCGCTGGCGAACTTGTTACAGCTTGGGATGTATCTGCTTGGAAGGGTAAGTGCCTTCAGGTTTCTCCTGATAGTATTACATACGGTTCTTCCGAGACTTATTCTTCTATTACTGCTGGCACAACTCTTATGGATGCTGGTGCTGACGGCAATCTTCATATTATGACTTCTGACTCAGGTATTTCTGATGGTGGAGTATATTTTAAAGTTGTAAAGAAGATCGATTTTGACGGCAATGGTGTTCTGGTTGAAGTTATTGTGAAGTAAATTAACAAGAAAGGACGAAAAATAATTATGGATATGACTTTTGAAATGAATAATGTAAGACGAGATTCTGATATTGCTCTTACAAATGAAATTAAGCATTCTTCCCCTATCGTAGAGATTTTCTCTGCACTTACTGATGGTAAGGATACGTCTAAGTACGGTAAGAAGACAGATGCAGTTGTAAATAAAATTAAGGAACTGGGCGAGGGTATTGCTAATGGCGATGCGAAGTCTCTTGCTGAGCTTAATACTATCAGAAAGTATTCTGTTGAACCTTTCCTTACTGCCGAGATACAGAACCTGAGTATTTTTGGCGACTTTGAATCTCTGGGCTATGATGAGTCTATCGAGATAGATTCTTGGAAGCTTATTGGCGATAAGTCTCGTGAACAGGCTCTTAATGCTGATGTAATTTTCCCTGCTATTAAGGCTGAGAAGTACACCATTGGTACAAAGACCATTTCTGGCGGTTGGGCTACTGATTATCGTAGACTTATGCTTGGTGATATGTCTAAGGAGAATGAAGGTAAGAATCAGGTTAGAATTGACATTATCAATAAGATGAAGAAGGAAATTGTAACTAACGCTTATAATGCTGTTAAGAATGCAACTCCTGTAAAGTATTTCTTTGAGGGTGCGGGTCTTACTAAGATTGGTGTCGACGATGTTCTCAAGAAGGTAAGAAGACTTGGCACTGGCGCAACTGTTATTGGTGATTATGCGCTTCTTCAGCAGTTTACTCCTTGGGCTGGTTTTAATTCTGAGGTTGCCTATAATGGTAGCAGATACGGCTATATTCAGGGCATTTCTGCTGATGACCTTAGAGACATTCGCACAAAGGGTATTCTTGGCGTTTATAACGGTGCAATTCTTGCAGAGATGACTAATCCTTATGATTATTCTAACCTCAATGCTACTGGTGACAACTTTAGCACCATGCTTGATGCAGGTCTTGCTATTGTTGTTCCTACTGGTGGGCAGTTTGGCTCTCCCATTAAGTCTTGGACAAGAGGTGGTTTGACTACATTTAGCGGTAATGATGTTACCACTGGTCATGTTCTGTCTAGATTTGATGTAGAGTTTGCTACTACGGTAGTTCGTGGCAGAGAATTCCAGCTCGGTATGCTTTCTGACACAAATCTTTAATTTTAATTAAGTGGTAATGATTATGGGTTACTGATTTAGTAACCCATAATTAAAGCACATGAAAGGATATATTGACAATATGGCTAAAAGAGAGAACACAATAAAGATTATTGAAAATACAATTCCTGAAGATGATACAGTTATTGAAACTACAAACGATGCTATTACAGATGAAAATGTATCTGATGTTCAAGAAGAAATCAAACCATTAAACATGGAAGAAAAGATAACACTTAAAAATCTTGCTAACTGGATGGTTGGGTTTAATAAACTTGAAACCAATGGAGAGGTAAATATCAAAGCGGGTGGTTCGATAAGATTATCTCGTGCAGAAGTAATTTCACAGTTTGAAAATGGAAATAAACTTCTTCGTGGTAATGGAAACGGCGACCATGCAACTATTTTTATAGATGATAAACTCACAAGGGATTATCTTGATATTACATCTGAACTTATTGATAAGAATAAGGTTGAAAAGATTTTTGCGATTAAAGAACTTGACGACTTTAAGAAGGAAGTTACTAGAACTTTTACTACACAGGCAGAAAAGGTTCTTCTGATTAAACTCATTAGAGAATGTGGTTTTAATGACTTTAATAAAATTAGAGAATGTGAAGCCGTTTGTGGTATGACTGTATAAAAGAAAGGATGTGGTGAAAATATCAATCACTACATATAAAGATGTGGTCGATGTGTTTGAAGCCACATTTCAAGAAAAATATCAACTTAATGACGAGCTTATTTTGCAGTGGTTTAAAATGGCTATTGAAGAATTTTCAAAGGAAATTGAGCCTCTACTATTTGATGATTCCACAAAGTCTTTTTTGTATTATGATGAAGATGGAAAATTAATCTCGTTGCCATATTTGTATATTCAAATTCTTGGATATACAATCAAACGTTATTATTGTGAACGCCAATATGACCGAATTATAAAACGGACTAATATTATTGGCAAGGATTTAACTCTTAATAATACAAGTGCTGATAAGGCACACGCAAAAGAAGAATTGGATTATGTTGATACAAAAATAGCAGAATTTTATGATAAATTACTACCAACAGCCTATAATTGAGGTGAGTTTATGAGTACAGAATGGTATTTAATTAATTCGCCACATTATACTGGGGGAACAGAAAAAAATGATTTCCGATTTAACGCTGATTTAGGTATAGATGATTTTTTGATAGATTCGCCCTTATCAAATAAAATTCTTCTTTGTAAAGGGAAGTTTGATAAAGAAACAAATTCGTTTGAAGAAGAATTTGAAACCGAGGGTATTATACAAGGCAATTCTCCTGAAACTCAAACGAAAGGTTGGCAACGCCAATTATTAACTCGTTTGAAAACAATTTCGGATTACAAATATGTTAAAGTATATGACGAAGATTATGATAGATGGAATATTTGGCTTATAATGACTATGCCTACTAATAACAAGGTGTATGAAAAAGTAGTTTTGTATTTATGTAATTATATTGCTAAATGGCAAGATGATGATGGTAATATAATTTATCAGCCATTTCACGTTGAAAATGCTTCGCAATATAATACCGGAGAAGAGGGAAATAAAATTCTTACATTGGGTTATAATCAGCTTTTGGTATATACATCTTTAGATAATGAGACAATTTATCTTGACCGTACCAAACGAATGTTTATTGATTATAACAACGTAAATCCGATACCGTATAGAATTACAAGAATTGATACTGTCAGTGAATCTTATGCTGAAAGCCGAGTATTATGTTTGATATTTAGCGAGGATGTTTATAATCCCGATACAGATAATATTGAAGAATGGCTTTGCGATTATAATAAACCTGTTTCGCCAAACAATATTGAAATTACTTATGTTGGCAATCCCAGTATCAGAGTAGGCGGGTCTTATAAAACATTTACTGCAAATATCCTAACGCCTGTTACATGGAATATTGTTGCTACACCTGATGTACAGAGTTGTATTACTTTAACTCCGGTGACTGGTGAAAATAAATGCAAGATAAAATGTTCTCAAAATGAGAATGTTATTGGTAAAAGTTTTGTTCTTAAATGTGATGATGGTACAGGAAATACAGGTGAGATAACGGTTAATATTGTAGGGGGTGTATGATGGGGAAAAATGATAATTTAATAGAGGATTATCGAAATCTTGTGACGAATACTTTGCTTGCCAACCCGACTATTGTAGAAGTTCTTAGTGATGGTGAATATAGTTTGGAAGAAGCAGATGAGTTAATGTGGACACATATTTTTCCTAATCAGTACATACCGGATACAATAACTGAAACAGGGTCGTTTATTTTGTATGATTTATCTGATGCTGTTATATCGAGAGTTAATAAAACCTATATAGAGGTAACTTTATATTTTTGGGTATTAACCCATTATAAAATGCCAAAGTATAAAGATAAATTACGAAATGATATTCTTGTAAGAGAATTGAAAAAAGATTTCGGTGAAAAAGATTGCTTTGGTATTGCCAAGGCTCATTATGTTTCTAACAGTATATTTAATTCGGGGACTAATAAATATACTGGCAGACTGGTTACGTTCCGTGTAACGGATTGGTCGGATAGAATAAGATATAAGGATTAAATAATGGCGAAATTTAATCTTCTTAATAAAAAACAGTATAAATTCAATGATTTAATAACTGTAAATATCCCAATGGTTGGCGATGTTTGGGGCGAAGACAGAGATATTATTATTGAAAGAGGGTATCTTCAAACAGCTTCATTATTTATTCAAACGCCTACTGATTTAATGTTAGAGTTAAAAGAAATTGGAATTTACTGGACAGATGTTACGGAATATGAAGTATTCACAATGTTTTTGTTATCATTGTTGTCTGAAATACAACAGGGCAAAGACAGGGGAAAAATTATTCAACGTTGGAAATTAGTATTTCCTACACTTGATTGTTCTGATATATGGGCAAAAAGTAATGATGATAATAAGAATGTAATATTTGTAAATGGTAAAGACCAAGTGATTTTTAATAAAGCTATTTATGAACAGTTATCAGATTTGTTATGCTGTATTTTACATGCTGAAAAAAATCGTGAATATAGAAAAGTCCCTGAAAAAGAAACACGAGATTATATTTTGGATAGAGCTAAGAAAAAGCGTGAACGTGAAAAAGCTCGACTTCAAAATAAACAAGATAGTAAATCGTCATCTGTTTTAGATGGCGTTATTTTATTTCTTGTGAATAACTGTAATTTCAAATATAATTTTGAAACGGTTAAAAATATTACTTTATATGATTTATATGCTTCATACAAGCAGATAAATAAAAACGCTGAAATTGACAATATCATGTCCGGATATTATTTTGGTACAGTAGATTTGAAGAAAATAGGCGATAGTAAATTACAAAGAATTATTATATGAAAGGATTGAATAATTATGGCTAATGCTGCAATTGCAATGCTTGAGGGCTGGACGATTACATCCGTAGAGACAATCGAGAATTATTCTCGTACTGATGATACCTGCCTTAATATTCTTGATGAAATTAAGAATATTACTCTTTCTAACTCCGAGGATAGTGCTGATGTAACTGGTAAGAACGATACTGTGCTGTTTACTATTAAGAAGAATAAGGCTGTTGAGGGTTCTGGTTCTTCCGGTTATATTTCTGGCTCTCTGCTTTCTCTCCAGACTGGTTCTGACCCTGTATCTGGTAAGATTAAGTTCAGAAAGAGAGAGGTTATTCCTTTTGAGAAGAGTGCTACCGAGGTGACTACTGCTGAGACCGCTGTTGGTACTGCTGGTTCTGAGCTTCTGAATGTGCTTATTACTGTTGATGGTACGACCACTAAGTATGAGCAGGCTTCTTCTGAGGATACAACCCATGTTGCTTATGCTTCTGGAACAAAGAAGATTACTCTTCCTACCGATGTAGCTACTGATGCTGGTACTATTGAGGTGGTTTATGAGTATGAGAAGGACGGTGCTTCTGTAGGTAACTCTGCTGATACATATGGTAAGACCACTCACACCTTTATTAACTGCCTTGGCAAGAACACCTGTGATGAGACTTACTTCATTCAGATTGAGATTTATCGTTGTGACTGGAATGCTAACTTTGATTTCGATATGGGTGGCGATGGTGTTGAGCATCCCTTCCAGTTCAAGAGCCTTGTTGACAAGTGCGGAGTGGGCAACTCCAAGTTCTGGGACTTCAAGGTTTACAAGACCGCTTGATAAAGGAATAAATAAGTATGGAAATAATCAGGCATTGTTTGGTCTGCGGGAAAGAATTTAAGGCTTGCAATACCTGTCAGCAAAATATACCCGAAACCTTGCAATGGCGTAGGGTAGTTTGCTGTCCAGCTCATTTTGCTTATCATATACCTATTATTATGTATCATAATGGCGAGTATAATAAAGATAAAGCCAGAACAGAATTACAGAATGCAATAGATGCTTATGGTAATATTGAATATTGTGATAATGTTAAGGCTATTGTTGATGAGATATTTGCTGATGATATAAAACTTGAATCTGAAACTGATGTAGACAACATTAAAATTTCAGAAACTAATATTGTCAATGATAATGTAAATGAGATTGTTCAAGACAAGCTTAATCCAAAGACCAAAAAGAATAGAACAAAGTTTATAAAAGAATAAAATTATAGGGAGATGACCATTAAGGCAACCGTCAAATGTGGTTGTCTCCCTATTTTTTATAATTTGATAAAGGATAGTTAAATGAAGAAATCAAAATATAATGTTGATTTATCTGAAAAGGGAAAGAAAAAACGTACATATAAAGGTATAACTTTTGATAGTGAAACGGAAATGAAATTCCTTATTGAATGGATTGAGCCTAAAATTGATATAGGCGAAATCGTTTCATATGAAATGCAAGTTCCTTATATTTTGCAAGAAGGGTTTGTGAATTTTGAAGGTAAAAAGATATTACCTATAAAATATGTAGCTGATTATGTTATTTCTTTCGCAGATAATAGACAGATTGTTGTAGATGTCAAGGGATTACCCGATACAACTGCAAAATTGAAGAGAAAATTATTTGAATATAAGTTTAGAGATATCCCATTTTATTGGTATTGTCGCAGTATTAAATATGGCAATGGAAATGGTGATAATTGGATTACATACGATGAACTTGAAAAGAGACGTAAGTCAGATAAGAAACAAAATAAAGTTTGAAAGGAAAAAGAATATGAGAGATACTATTGAACTGATTGAGATGAGTAAGTTAGTAAATACCGTTGTTGGCAGTGTGTTTTTTACTAATGAAAATACGAATGAGATAGAATATAAACCTGAATATACTCCTGTAGTTTCGGCTTTTTATAAGATAAAGTATTACTGTCCTGATGAACTTCCTAATGATGATATTCAGAATTTTTATGTTGATTGGATTAATGGATATTATACAGATTCTCTTAATAAAATCAACCCTCGTCAGAATGTTATGATTGATAATGCTGTTTCTGAAAAGATTGAATATGTCAAGAAACAGGTCGGTAATCCTCTTAATAATGCTCTTGCAAGTCTCGTCAATATTGTTCAGGATGCCATTGACAGATTTTCTACATCTTTTGGCGAGTTTAATGCAGATGATATGAAGAAAGTTATGGTACAGGCTACGGATTTTGCAAAGAATATGGATAAGAACTCAAAGAGTATCGTCAAGGCGGTGACTGAAAATGTTGTCGAAAAGACTGAAAACGATGATAACGGAACCAAGGTTAAGACTGTATCAACTAAGAAGAAGTCTAATAAGACAAATACATCGAATAAGAGCAAAGCTGTTGCAATGTTTGCAAATAATGATATTGGGGGAGATAGTGCCG